AGCGATCCCTCTCTCTCTGGAAATTTCGGGCCAAACACTAAGGCCGTTAACGCGTAAAAGCGCAGCTCAGGAGGCATTTCGACATGGGACGTAACGCGCCAGGCGCATACAGGGGCGGCAGCCGGGGAAGGGACTCCCGGAAGGGCACCAGGGAAGAGTTTGAGCAGAAGAGGCCCAAGGATCGGTCGAATTACGGCCAGATCGCGGCGGCTGCGGCTGAGAACGGGTGGAAGGTGCTCAGTAAGCGCGACTTCCCGATGAATCGGGCGCATCCGCAGTACGTGTCCTTTGAGCGTCCGGACGGAATCAGGGTTCAGGTGTTCTTTACGGCTACTGGCCGGGTTGGTCAGGCCGCGATTGCGAACAGTAACCGCGAGATTATTGGCGACATTATGCCCAAGCACGGTGATAAGCGCGAAAAGGTTGTCCGCTGGCTTAACGGCTCGGGTAGCAGCGTCTTTCGGAAGGGGTAATTGACATATGGCGAAGGAAAACGGTGTTCCACCTGGCCTTAACTTGGCTGGGATTGACCTCTGGCTTGCTATTGCCGAGGAAAGGGAACTTGACGCTCCGGCCAAGGTGCTTCTGCTCAATGCTTGCCGGATCGCGGACAGGCTAGATCAGCTTGATAAGGAAATCGACGGGCGGTTGCTTTCGTACAACCAGCGCGGGGACGAGGTTATTAACCCGCTTATCTCTGAGCACCGGCAGCAGTACACGACGTTGGCGAACATTCTGGGCAAGATGGGCCTGGGCGAGCTTCCGAAGGCGAAGCAAGAGGACTCCCGTTGGGATGAGCTAGCCAAGAAGAGGGCTGAGCGCGCCGCTAAGGCCGCAGAGAAGGCGTCCTAAGGGTTTCATGCCGGGGATGATGCATAGCCGCGTCTCAGGGCGCGGTACGTGGTGTGACTGTTGCTCCGCTTGGACCTCCACTCGGGCGCGCGAGAAGCGCCAGTGGCAGGCCGAGGACTGGGAAGAGGAATACACGGAAGCCGAATACCGCGCTTTGACGAGACTCGCGCTTGAAAGGGTGGGCTTAAGTGATTAACGACTGCGGCTCGTTTAGGCCGTCTGTTGGGGTTTGTACGTGCGGCGGTGATCAGGTCGAGTATGCCTGCATGACTGGCCGCTGCGTGGTTTGCGTCGATTGTGGGGAGGTTGCCGCTGGCGCGCGGTTCGACAGCGACTAATGGCGATGCAGGTAGTCGAGAGCATCCCGACTATCCGGTCTGTCACGGTTGAGGACGAACTTTGGATTCCGATTGAAGAGAAGGCTAAGGAATGGAAGGCGAAGGGGCTTGTTGGCCTCCAAACGCCTCGCCTTAGCAATTACCCGACGTTCTTTACCTCGCTTGAGGACGACGGGATGGACTTCATTGAGGCTTACGGCTATGACTTGCTGCCCTGGCAAGAGGCTATCTTCCGGGCGTCTCTAGGCCGTAACGAAAAGGACCGCTGGTCGGCCCGCCAGGTGTGCTTGATCGTGACCCGGCAGCAGGGCAAGACGGAGCTTCTGGAAGCGCGCGAGTTTTTCGGGCTGTTCGGCCTTAACGAGAAGATTTTCCACACGTCGCAGCAGGCTAAGACGAACACGCAGGCTTGGCAGGCGCTAACGAGCAAGATCGACTCCTATCCCGACTTGGAAGAGTTGGTGATGCGCCATAAGAACGGCGGCGAAGAGGTTTCGATCCGGCTTAAGAAAACGGCTAAGAATCCGGAGCCGGGTTATGTGCGCTACATTGCGCGCTCTCCTGACTCGGGCCGTGGTTTCCGTGACATTGACTTGGTGATGTGCGACGAGGCGTATGCACTCACTGCCGCTGAGATTGCCTCTCTTGGCCCTACTCAGCGTGCTAACCGTAATCCGCAGACGTGGTTCACCAGTTCTGCTGGTACGGAGGACTCGGAAATCCTGAGCGGTATCCGGGACGCTGGGATCGCCCACGCTAACGATGCTCTGCTGTTCGCGGAGTGGTCGCTGCTTGAGGGTGAGGACCCGGAGGACCGGTCGCTGTGGCCTTTGGCTCAGCCGTCGCTTGGCGCTCCGTTCTGTTCGATTGAGAACCTTGAGGCTGAGTTTGTCCAGCTTCCGTTTGTGGAGTTCGCCCGCGAGCACATGGGCATGTGGGACGACCCGCGCGTTAACTCGGTTATCCCGTTCGACGCTTGGGAGGCGTGCAAGCTAGAGGACTTGCCTAACGGCGAGCAGCCGACCGTGGACGTTGAATGGACGGTGGCGAGCGTTGACGTGGCTCCGGACCGCGCTTGGGGGTCTGTTGCCCTGGCCGGTAAGCGTCCGGATGGCCGGTCGCACGTTGAGGTCATCGTTCAGGACAAGGGCGTCAATTGGATCGTCCCGACGATGCAGCGGCTTATCTCGTCTAGTAACCCACCTAGAGCGGTGGCGTTGCAGGCCGGTGCCCAGGCTGGCGCGTTCTACGCGGAGCTTGAGCAGATCGGTTACAAGGTCCACATGCTTACTCCGCAGGAGATTGCGGCGGCTACGGCGAAGTTCTACGACGACGTTGTGGGCGGGAAGCTGACGCACCTTGACGACGACACGTTGGTTAAGGGTTTGGCCGGTGCCACTAAGTATCCAATCGGAAAGATCGAAATGGGTGGTTGGGGCTGGCTCCGTAAAGGAACCAACGTCGATATCACTGGCATTGTCGCGTGTTCTTACGCCAACCGGATTCTCACATTGGAGTCGGCTGAGGAATCGCTGACCAAAAAGAAGCGATACAGGATGGTGTAAATGGCTATTGAGCTACCGGAGTCAATCTCCGATGGTGAGGTTAAGAAGTTCATTGAGAACGTGCTATGGCCGGAGTTCGTTAAGAAGCGCGAGGGTCTGGACAAGATCGCTAAGTGGGCGCGCGGTGACCAGCCGGATTATCTGATTCAGAACGCTAATGCGGAGAAGCGGGCGCTGCTTAAGCTCGCTAAGACGCCTTGGCTGGGTCTGGTGGTTACGCATTTCACGCAGGCGCTCTTTGTGGACGGCTACCGCGCGGAGGGTTCTAAGGAAAACGCTTCGGGTCCGTGGCAGACGTGGAACGCGAACAACATGCAGTCGCGGCAGATCGGTATTCACCGGGCCGCGCTGACCTACGGGTACGCATTCGCGCGCGTTTTGCCTGGTACGGCGCTTGACGGCGCTAATCAGGCTGAAATCCGCGGTGTGTCTCCGCGTCGGCTTCTGGCGCTCTATGAGGATCACGTCAACGACGAGTACCCGAAGTACGCGCTTGAGCTTGCTAACAACGGTAAGTACGTGCGGCTCTACGACGAGAACTATTACTGGGAACTTAAGATGCCGCATCCCGGCCAGTTCCGGAATGAGGACACTCCTAAGAAGTACCGGCACGGCGTAGGCGTCTGTCCGTTCGTTCGTTACCTGAACATGCAGGACTTGGACGGCTTCACGATGGGTGAGGTTGAGTACCTGATCCCGGTTGCGTCGAAGATCGACAAGACGGACTACGACCGGCTGCTAGCGCAGCATTACAACTCTTGGAAGGTTAAGACTGCTACTGGCATCGACGACCTTGACTCGGATGCGACGGAAGAGGACCAGGCGCGCGCGAAGCTGATTCTGGCTCACGACGACATTCTGATGCACGGTAACGAGCACGCTAAGTTCGGGACCTTGCCGGAGACGAGCCTTGACGGCTTTATCGCGGCGCATGTGCAGGACGTTGAAATCCTCGCTACGAACGCTCAGGTCCCGGTGTGGGTCCTTAATGGGTCGCTCGCCAATCTTTCGGGAGACGCGCTTACAGCGGCCACTAAGAGCACGATTCAGAAGCTCTACGAGCGGCAGATCACGTTTGGCTCGGCGCACAATCAGCTTCTACGGCTGGCGGCGCATGTTGAGGGTGACGAAGAGGGCGCGCGTGACTTCACGGCCAGTGTGTCGTGGCAGGACACGTCGGTTCGCTCGCTTGCTCAGGCTGTGGATGCTTACGGCAAGGCCGCGACGATGCTCGGTATGCCGAAGGAGTTCCTGTGGGGTCTGATTCCGGGGATTACTAAGACGGACGTTGAGCAGATGCGCCAGCACTTCAACGATGACGACGACATGACGCAGATGCTTCTTTGGTGGACTGCTAATGGCCCTGGTGGTCAGTTCGCAGCCGACATTGAGGTTGATACGCAGGAGCGCGTGATCGAAGCGCAGGGCGAGGTCCAGAAGGACTTGCAGGACGCTCAGGCTAAGGCTCAGAAAGAGCTAGCTAAGCAGAATGCGGAGGCTCAGGCTAAGGCGGCGGCTCAGGCCGCGCGTGCTCAGCCTGCCTCTCCGGCCTCCGGCGCGCGCAAAACGTCGAGCACGACTAAGCGGACGCCTAAGAAATCTGGCGGGGTCAACGGTAACGACCCGTCGAGTAGGGCGGCATAACTAAAGAGGGGGTTGAGTGGCTGAGGCCGACGAACAGGATAAGGCCACTTCCCCGCTAATCGCGGTGCCTGCCTTGGCTGAGCTATATGCAACTGAGCATGTGCTCGCCCAGGAGGCCATCGCGGCTAGCACCACGGCAGGCTTAGCCCTGTTGTGGCCGATTATCCAATTCGATGCTCTGGACAGTTCGACAACGGCATGGCTGCACGCAACCACGCTACAAATCAGAATGGGCTATGAACAATCAGCCGACGCGGCGTTTGAGTACGTGCAGAAGGCGTTGTTCGCGGCTGTTCCAGATGCAGACCCGCCAGTAAAGGCGGCGGTTAATTTCCCAGCGCAGGAAATCCAAACTGCGATGCGGGTTAAGGGTCCCGTCCAGGTGAAGCGCGCCGTTGCGCGCGCGATCCCGGAAGAGGACGCTATGGAAGCCGGTAACGCGGCCTCACAAGGTGTGGGTGCTGCTAAGGCGACTGACGGCGGTCGCGCACAGGTTCTTGACTTCGTTGCCAAGCAGGCGGCTAAAGAGTTCAAGGCTGCGGAGAAATCCGGGGCTAAGGGCAAGCCTGCGATTGGTTACGCACGCAAGACCGACTCAAATCCGTGCTCATTTTGCGCCATCTTGGCGTCACAAGGGGCGGTGTACTACAAAGAGACCGCTTTCGCGGCTAGCAATAGCAAAATCCGCGAGGTTAAGTGGTCTAGCAATAGCGACAAGGGCACGAAGCGCGCGTTCATAGGTGATGGCCCGGCCAAGGTGCATGACAACTGTAAATGCACCATGCGACCGGTCTTTAGTCAAAAAGACAAATGGGATGAGCGCGCTAAGTATTTCCTTGAACAGTGGGAAAAGTACGGTAAGGCGGGGGTGGGAGCGGACGGTAAGTACCGGTCCGCTGAGCTTAACTTCCGTAATAACTACGTACCTCCACCACCTTACAGCGCAAATGTGCTGGATTTAAGCGAGCGTCGGCAGGTTATCGCTGATGTTCAACGGAACCGGGAGCTTCTACTTGCTCGCGGCTTCGCGGCGGATTCGCCAAACGTCAAATTCATTGACGACTCAATTAAGAAACTGAGCGCTTAGCTCAGGACGCGGAACAGTCGCGCATTCTACTGACTGGTTTATTAAAGGATCACTAATGTCTGATATTGATACTCCTGATACCCCTGATACCCCGGATACGCCGGATGATGGTGGTAAGGAAACTCCGTCTTTTAAGGCTATTACCTCGCAAGAGGACTTCGATAAGGCTGTTCAGCGGCGTCTAGCGCGCGAGGCCAAGAAGTACGAGGGCTACGAAGATTTCAAGGCTAAGGCTGCGGAATTGGACAAGCTACAGGCCGAGAAGGGTTCGGATATTGAGAAGCTGACCCGTCGCGCCGAGAAGGCCGAAAAGGACTTGGCTGCTCTAACGGAGAAGTTGACTAAGGCTGAGCGCCTTGAGCTTGTCCGGGATATCGCTGACGAACTGGGCCTGCCTAAGAAGCTGGTTAAGCGCGTTGCGGGCGATACCGAAGAGGACATTCGCGCAGACATTGAGGACCTTTTGGACGGTCTGCCTAAGAGTGAAAAGAAGGACGAGCCGGAGGGCGATAAGGGCGGCAAGAAGCCTCCCACTAATCAGCCGAAGGCACGCATGACGTTTACCACGCCTGGTGAGGACACCGACGAGGTTTCCGTTAGCGCGGACGACATTCTTAAGGACCTTCCGCGTGGCGGTGGGCTTAGGGCTTCCTAAGCGTTCCGTCTCTCTTAATTCCCATTTCCGTAGTTAACAACTAAATAAAGGAGAGCATTTTGCCTACTCCCGCACATATCTTTGTCAAGCCGGAGCTTGTCGCTGAGATTGGCGTTAAGCAGCTTCAGCGCGAAATCGTGCTTCCCGGCCTTGTGTGGACTAACCCGCTGACCAACTTCGGCGGTTCGCAGGGCGACACCATTACGGTGCGTGTGCCTGCTATCACCACGGCTAACCGGCGCGATCTGCGTTCGGAGGACCGTACCGTCGTGGCGAGCGAGCTTGTTGAGCACAGCTTCGGCGTGACGCTTGATAAGCACATCTACCACGCGCTCAAGTTCACGGACGAGCAGCGCACGTTGGATATCCGCGACTACTCGCAGCAGGTTCTTATGCCTCAGGTGAGCGCGGTTGCTTACGAGCTTGAGGACTACATCGCGGAGCTTATTGAGGGTGCGCCTTACGAGGAAACCATTCTCATTGATCCTGCCGATACGGTGCCTGCGTTCATCACGGCTGATCAGCGCATGGGTGAGGCCAAGGTTCCTACCGATGGTCGCACGCTGGTTGTTGGTTCGGCTGTCGCTGCGGCGCTGGCTAAGGACAAGCAGTTCCGTCACGCTGACTGGTCGGGCGATCAGGCCAACTCGGCTCTGCGCGAGGCGCACGTTGGGCGTCTGGCGGGCATGAACGTCATTAAGTCGCTGGCTATCGCCCCTGATAAGGCGTACCTGTGGCACCGTACGGCGTTCATCCTGGCTTACCGGACTCCGGTTGTGCCTGAGGGTGCTAAGGCTGGTGCTTCGTTCAGCGCTAACGGCGTTGCGCTGCGCTGGCTGGCTGACTACGACTACTCGCAGCTTGGCGACCGTACCCTTCTGGACGTGTTCGCTGGCCGCAAGGTCGTGAGCGAGGTTGACGGTTCGTTCGTGCGCGCGGTTGAGCTTCAACTGACGAGCGAGAGCATCACCGTTGTTGGTGGCAACTTCGCTCTGGCGACGACGACCGGTACGCGGAAGCTAAAGGTCCGCGACAGCAACGGCACCGACGTTACGGATCGCTGCACGTTCTCTAGTGCTTCGACGGACAAGGCCACGGTGGGTGCTTCGACGGGCGTTGTGACGGGCGTTGCTGCTGGCACGTCGGTCATCACGGCTTCGTACGTGCCGCCGCAGGGTGGTACCGCTAAGACGGCCACCGTTACGGTCACCGTTCCGTAAGTAGGGCTTCATGGCGGGTCTAGCGACGATTCAGGAGCTACAGACCCTCATGTCTACGACGTTTCCTGAGGGGAGCGATGAGCTAGCGCAGGCCGAGCTTGTGCTAGCCATCGTTTCCTCTTGGGCGCGGGTGGTGTCGGGTCGAGCGTGGCCCGACGCCCCTGCGGGCGTCCCTGACGACGTGCGGGCTGTGGTGTTGCAGGCGTCTCGCCGGGAGCTTAAAAACCCTGACCGCGTTATCTCGCGGCAGATGGGTCCGTTTAACGTGCAGTTCTCCGCGCCACCGGACGGGTTCTTTTACCCGGCTGAGTTGGCGATCCTTAAGCGCTTTAAGCGCTCCGGGGGGTTGCAGACGGTAAGCGTTTCTCGCGGCGAGGACGGACGGCCTTGGGCCGGTAATACGGGATTCCTGCATCACGGCGAGGGGGACGGACTGTTCCCGTTCTGTGGTGGGGATGAAGGATACGGAGACGCGGTTCCCTGGTGAATGAAGAGACTTTAACGGTCACTCGGGGTGACACCGATAAGTACGGCAATCCCAACAAAGAGGCTCATGGCACCGTTAAGGGCATCTTCGCGTGGGGTCCCGGTACTTCTACTAACAAGTTCGGGCGTGATCGCAACTTTAAGGGCGAGTCCACTTCCCTGACGGCTGAGCTTTACGTGAAGCGGGGGAGCGACCTAAAGGCGCGGGATCGCATAGAGCGTGCTAATGGCGAGGTTTACGCGGTCGTGGGGCACGCGGCATGGGACCAGAACGACCCGTTCGGCGGGTACGACTTCGGTTACATGGTGTTCCAGGTGGAGGCGGTGAACGTGTAATGCAGTCAGGCCAAACCATTGGGCACCGGCTAATCGACGTTCAGGTGCCTAAGCCCAATAAGGGTCTAGCGGAGCTTCTGTTAAGCGACAACATGATGCTGCTCATGGACATTATGGGCATGGAGGTCGTGGCGCAGTACCGCGCTAAGGTCGCTAAGCGCACCGGCAAGCTGATGGCTTCGGCTGAGTCCAAGCCAAAGATCGGCGGTAAGGCTAACGACCGGTGGATTGGTTACGTCACTATCGGTGGCGAGGGTCCGGTGGCTAAGTGGTATAGCCCGCGCAACCCTAACCCTGGCGATCTGTTCTATTACGGCGTTCTGCATGAGCACGGCGACGGCGGTAATCCCCCTTCGGGTTGGGACTTTCCGGCGCACAAGGATTTGCGGGCCGCTGTTATTGCTGCGGGTTTCTAAGGGGGGTATATGGCGTTGGAGCTACCTGATTGGTATGAGGACCCATTCGTAAACGTCGAGAACTTGTTTATTGACATTTTCTCGGCCCTGCTGCCTGGTGTGATTACCGGGTGTTGGGCACCTGACGACTGGCTAGAGCAGGCGACTCCTGATCCGACGCTCTGGTTTTTCCGGCTTCCGGGAGGCCAGGTCGATTTCCAGGGTCGAAAGGATGAGTGCCAGTTACAAGCCACGATTGTTACGGGCAACCGTGATGATTCGTGGGCGCTAATGAACTTCGTCCGCGCAATGCTTCTGCCTTTGCAGGGCGACAAGTTCAAGATGGCTGACGGTTATACGGCGCAGATTCGTTGTGCCGGGGAGATTTCCGGGCCGCAGCTACTAACGCCGGGGCAGCGCATTGATAACCGCGTGATTAACGCTGTGTTCAAGGTCTCGGTGAACCTGAAAACCGCAAAGGACTACAAGCAGTATTTCTATGCAGCGAGTTCTTAGCGCATAACTAAATAGAGGGACAACTAAATATGACGGATTTTTACACGATTAAGGACGCGCAGGCCGATCTTGCTATCGCCCCGCTTAACCTGACCGTGCTTCTGGCTCCGTACTCGGTTACTCCGGCGCTTACGCTTGAGTCGCCTACGGACGGCTCGCTGACTATCCCTGAGGGGTATAAGTCGGTTGGTCATTTCCAGAAGGCCGCTGGTCTGACGCTGGGCAACGAGTTTGACAGCAAGGACATTGAGGCTTACGGCGAGCCTGAGCCTATCCGGACGATCATCAACAAGCGGACCACGACGTTCGACTTTTCGATGTACCAGAACCAGCGCAACGTGCTGGAACTGATCTGGACGCAGGACTTCTCTGACGTTCAGCCTTCGGAGTTCGGCGGCATCGTTCTTGAGGCTCCTAAGGTGCCTAAGAACATTTACTACCGGGCGATCCTGGTTGGCCTAGATGACCGTAATGACCGTGAGGTTTGGGTCTACTGGCTGATGCCGAAGGTGAAGCTGGACAAGCTGGACAACCAGACGCTCAATGACGACAACGTTCTTGAGTACAAGCCGACGCTTAAGGCGTTCCGCGATGACGTGGCGGGCTACTCGGTGGCTCAGGGCTTCGCGGGTCCGGGTTGGCGCGACATTGTGGCTACGGCTGGCTTCGGTCAGGCGCTTACCGCTCTGACGATCACGCCTGGTGCGCCTACGGTCACGGTTGCTACGGGTGCTTCGCACACGGTGCAGCTTCTGGTTGAGGGCGACAACGGCATCAACTACACGCCTGATTGCGTGTTCACGTCTGCTGACCCGTCGAAGGCGTCGGTCTCGGCCAATGGCCTGGTGACCGGTGTTGAGGCTGGTAGCACGACGATCACGGCTAAGAAGGGTGCTCTTGAGGCTACGGCCTCGGTCACCGTCACGGCCTAAGCAGTAAACGGGGAATGAGGGGGAGCGGTCATATAGCGGGCTGCTCCCCCTTACCTCGTCGTCTCAAAAATAACTAACAACTAAGGGGATAAGAACTTATGTCTGAACTGAATGAACTTGTGGGTTCTCTGTTCAAGGAACTGATCGACTCTGTGCGTATTCCGGAGCCGCTTGAGGTTGCGCCTGGCCTGACGGTCACTAACCCGACTAAGAAGCAGGCTAACGAGCTTATGAAGGCCACCACGGAGGAAGAGGCTCAGCGCATCATCTTCGGTGACCAGTTCGACAAGGCTATGGAACTGTTTGATCCGCAGCCTGTGCAGGTCTGGAACGCTTTCATGGAGAAGTACAACGAGCACTTTTTTCGGAAGTAAGTCTCAGGATCAAATCTGCTTAGTCGCGCAGTTGTTTGAGAGGTACTGGAAGGCTCTTAATTGGGACTTCCAGCACCTTCTTAACCACAACGTGTTGGACTATTTCGCGGCTCCGTGCAGATGTGGTCAGTGCCGGGAGCGGCACGGAGACTTCGCTAACCGCTATGTGTCGCGCCGTACGTGGGACCAGTTCATTTCGCACTACGAGTGCTTGCTGGCCTGGCGCGGCTCTTACACGCAGGCGATGTACCTCAGCGATCCTGAGGTTATCGATATGCAGGCGAACGCGCCGGATGAGGATTGGAAGTCGGGCGGTAAGCCGGGCTTGTGGCAGTGGACTAAGGAAATGGATGCCGCGTATTACATCGCGGATCAGGTGCAGGCTGGTCGTATCCGTAATCCGGATGACTTTAGGCCGTACCCGCGTCCTGAGCTTCCCGCCGAAAAGGAACGTAAGAGGCGTAAGGAACGGAAGGTCAATTCGGGCATTGAGGCTGCTTTGGCGCGTGGCGCTGCGGCGGCTAAGGCCAATTGGGTCCAACTATAACTGAATAACAACTTAATAAGGGGGCACTGTGGCTGAATTTGTTGCCGCCCAGGCGTCGGTGCTTATTGTGCCGACGCTTGGGAAGGGTGCCAACAGCTTCCATACGAAGCTAAAGGGCGAACTACAGAAGGTCCGCGAGTCCGTTGACGTGCAGGTTAACGCTGACACTACGCGGATGATGGCCGAGGTCCAGACGGCTAAGACCGCGCTGGAACGCGACCCGATCAACCTACGTGTTGCGGTCGATAATGACGGGTTTAAGACCCTGATCAAGGACGTGCAGCACATTCAGACGGTCTATCAGGACCTCAAGTCAGATTTCAAGAAGGGGCTATTCCTTAACCTCAAGGTAGTTGGCCTTAGCACGCTTAACATGGCCGCTTCGGCGGTGGGTGCCCTTAATACCTCGCTGGTGCAGCTTTCGCAGTCGGCGCTTGTGGTGCCGGGCATTATGGCGGGCCTTGCGTCGTCGCTGGCGGCGGGTGTCATTGGCTCTCGCGGCCTCGCGGATGCGTTCAAGGCGCAGGCGAAGGCGACTAAGGACGCGACGGACTCGGCGCGGCAGCAGCGTGACGCGAATAAGGCTGTGCGGGATTCGACGCGTGACCTTAACAACGCCATTAAGGACGCTAAGCGCAACCTACAGGATTTGAACGACCAGCTTCGGGACGCTCCGCTGGACGAAGCGGAAGCGATGATGAACCTGGCCGAGGCTCAGGCTGAGGCGAACAATCGACTGGGCAAGTCGGCTTTTGAGCTACAGAAGGACCAGCTACGGCTACGCCGGGCTGAGAACGAGCTTGCGGACACGCGTAAGACGAACGGGCGTCTGGCTCAGGACGTGGCTGAGGCCAATAAGAAGGGCATTGCGGGTAACGACGCGGTTGTTGCGGCGACGGAGCGGTTGACGGCGGCGCTTGAGGATCAGCGCCGGGGCGCGGATGCGGTGAATGAGCTTGCGGACGCGATGGCGAAGCTGTCTCCGAATGCTCAGGATTTCGTCAACAAGGTCAAGGCGCTGGGCGGCGCGTGGGATGAACTACGCAACGCGGTGCAGGACCGTCTATTCGCCAATCTGGGCGACGATGTAACGACCCTGGCGGGTAAGAGCCTGCCCATGCTCCAAAAGGGGCTGTCGGACGTTGCAGGGTCCCTTAACGGCAATCTGCGGACGGCGCTGCGGGAGCTTGGGTCGGATCAGAACCAGGGATTCCTAGAGAACATCTTCGGCAACACGGCTGAGGCTGGGAAGGTTTTCGATCAGGCGATTAAGCCGCTCCTAGATGGGATTCTGCGGCTTAGCTCGGTGGGGTCGGACTATCTGCCTCGCCTGTCGGATGCTTTCGGCGATGTGATGCGGCGGTTTGACAACTTCATCACGCGCGCGGACGAGGACGGCAGTCTAGATCGGTGGATTGATCAGGGGCTTACGTCTCTGACGGAGCTTGGTAACACGCTTCTCAATATCGCTTCGATCATGAACACGGTGTCTGAGGCGTTTACGGGCGCTGGTGGTACTTCGGTCACGAAGTGGCTTGAGGACAACACTAAGCGTCTTGCGGATTTCCTTAAGGGTCCTGAGGGTCAGCAGAAGTTGCGCGACATGTTCGCTAATGCGCGCGCGGAGTTCTCCAAGTGGGAGCCGGTTCTAAAGACCATTCCTGGGATCATTAAGAACATCGCTACGGCGGCTCAGAACTGGGCTGACATTGTGATGCCGTTCCTGACGACGGTTGCTCCGATCTTGCGGGATCATCCGGGCTTGGTTATGGCGATCTTCACGGCGTACATGTCGTGGAAAACGTTCATGCCGATCATCAAGGGCGTTAACACGCTGATTGGTACGGATACCGGCCTGGTGGGTGCGGCTAAGCGTGCTGGGCGGTCGATTGCGGCTGCGGACGGCCTGACGGGCAAGATGCGGGCGTTTGGTCAATTGATCGGTCCTGGTGGCCTGGTCATGGGTGGCCTGACTGTTCTGGCCGGGTTCCTGATCAACGATTGGGTTAACGCGCAGCAGACGGCAGCGGACGCGGTTCAGCATCACGCGGACATGGTTGACCTGCTTAAGCAGAACTTGGATTCGCTGTCTGGGTCTATGACTCAGCAGGGCTTGATCAACACGATTAACGGTTTGAGTTCGTGGACGGACCCTCGCGGTAACCGGCGCGACATTCCGATGATCGCTAAGGACTTGGGCCTTACGGATCAGTTCACGCGGGCGGTCAATCCTACAGATCAGGCCGGGCGTAACCAGTTCTCGGGTTCGGTGCGCGAACAGCTTCGCCAGGAGCTTGGACCGAAGCTCAAGGAAACCGTTGACTCGGTTAACCATGAGCGGGATTCGCGCGGTGGCGATTCGACGGGCACTCCGGTTCTTACGGAAGATGCGTTCCTAGACGCTCTGTTGAGTGGTCCGCAGACGCGTACGGACTTCGCCAAGAAGTATTTCATGCGCGAGACGCTGGACGATTTCATCTTCGGCAGCAAGGGCGGTCCGCTCGGTATCGGTTCTACGTCGGGTCTGTCGGATAGGGCTAAGAACCTTATCTCGCTTAACGCGGCTACTAACGAGGCAGTGGACTCGGGTCTGGTGCAGGGTGACCTTAACCGGACGTTGGGTTTGTCATTGTCGGGGCAAAAGGCTGAGTTCCAGCCGAACAGTCCGTTCTCGCAGTTGGGTTCGCCTCGCGCGTTCTACAATATTAACCGCGACGGCGGGGCTGTCATTGAGGTTGATACGCCTCCGGACAAGCTGCCACCGGACCTTAAGGAAAAGCTCGGGGACTACAACATCACGCCTCTGGCTAACGGTTCGGGGTCGCACATTGTTGTGGACCCTGAGCTTGCTAAGCAGTTCTTGGTTCCGGCGTTCGCGTCGGGCGGCATGTTCCGTGGTCCTGGTAGTGGCACGTCGGATTCGATTCTGGCGCGGGTGTCTAACGGTGAGTTCATCACTCGGGCGTCTGTGGTGGAGCGGAATCCTGAGCTATTCCATGCGTTGAATGCTGGTCTGATTGATCCGGCTATGCTGCCTGCGTTCGCGGGCGGTACGCCGTTCCCGCTGGACATTCCGGCGCTGCCGGGTGGGCCTACGGTCCCTCCGGGTTACACGGCGACGAATGGTCCGACGAACGGGTTCGTCCCGGCGATTGCGGGTGCGCCTATGGTGCCTTGGGATCAGCTAAGCGGCGGTGGGGCACAGGTGGTTTCGGCTCCGCGTCCTCCGACGCAGTACCGGACGTTTACGCCTCCGGCTCCTAAGCCAGCGGTTAAGCCTGCGGCTCCGGCCAGCACGGCTCCGTCGAGCACTGGGACTCCGCACCTTACGGGCGCGGTTCCTGGCCCTACGCAGCACCTAACGGGTCCTAACGGGTCTCCGGTGCTGCCTGGTCCGTCTGTGGCTGGTGTGCCGGGTATCCCTGGCACGTCGAGCGGCAGCGCGGCGACGGTGGGCGATACGGGCAGCCCGCTACAGAACATGATCAACGGTTGGAATCCGACGCTGACGCCTAGTGTGAACGATCCAATGGGCCTTGCTGGGCTTCCGGATAACTTGCAGCCTGTCTCCATCTTGGAGCAGGCCGGGGAAATCCTGCTTAGCGCGGTTCTTGGGTTCTTTGGCATTGATCCGACGTACTTCAATATCGGTAAGAAAATCTTTACGGGACTTACTGGTAAGAGTGGCGATAGGGATAAGCAGAATGCGGCGGTTCCGGGCGTAGACGGTCTGTTGGGGGTTAACCCTTATGACTACTACGGGATCAGTCAGCCGGGCACGGCTCAGCTTGTGCCTAACGCTAATAGCACTGACTACCTGGGCAGCATGTCGTCTGTGGCCTCGCAGTTTGGGCTTAGCCTGACTTCGGGAATGCGCGATGAGGCCGGTTCGCTTCACAGCACCGGGACGGCGGGCGATTTCTCTAACGGCAGTGGTAACACGCCGGAAATGGAAAAGTTCGCCAACTTCATGGCTGATAACTATGCGCCGTACATCACGGAGCTTATCTATGACTCGCCTACGTTCAATAAGACCATCAAGGATGGCAAGATCGTGGGCAAGTTCGGTGAGTTCTACACGATGGCGCAGGCCGGTAACCACCAGAACCACGTTCACCTAGCGGTGGACATGCCTCCTATGCTGGCGCAACAGGCTTTCAACCAGTACCAGCAGCAGGCGGGCGTGGGCGGTGTGGCGGCTCCGGTCGGCGGCGGCGCGGCGGCTTGGCGTCCTAACGTGCAGCAGGCAGTGGCTAACGTCGCTGCTCAGTACGGGATCACTAACCAGGCTGCGGTTGTTGAGGACATTCTGGGGCAGATCGACTTTGAGTCTAAGGGTGACGCGGGAGCGCTTAACCCGAATGACTCGGACGGTCTACCGGCTATCGGGCTGGGGCAGTTCAAGCAGGGCACGTTCAACGCTCACAACATTACTGGCGGCAGCATCAACGATGGTAACGCTCAGATTTACGCGATGATCGACTACTTGGCTTCGGGCAAGTACGGGATTATTCCGGGTGGCGGCGTTAACTGGAAGGGTGTTGGTTGGCGTAATGGGATGGGTTATGCGAATGGCGGTCTGCTAAGGGGTCCTGGGAACGGCACTTCGGATTCGATTCTGGCGCGCGTTAGCAATGGCGAGTTCATTACTAAGGCGTCGGTGGTTTCTCGTAATCCGGCTCTGTTCTCGGCGTTCAATTCGGGCGCGCTGGACCCGGCTATGTTCCCTGGTTTCGCGGACGGTACTCCGGTGCCGTTGCAGATCGCGGGTATGCAGCCGCAGACGCCTCAGCAGGCGGGTCCTCTGCCTCCACCAGCGGCTCCTATGGCGGGTCCTCCGGGACCTGACCCTCAGGCTCCGCAGAGCCAGCCGGGGCAGCCTCCGGTAACGGATACGGCGGCTCAGGCGCTCGGTGGTATCAGCCTTGGCGGTACTAGTGCGGCAGATGGCGCTCAGCCGGGCGCTGAGGGACCGGAAGGGGCTAACCCGGAGATTGACCCACGGTCGATTCTCGGTGCGGCTCCGGCGAACACGGACCACAACAATCCTGCTTTGTCTAAGGGCATTCAGGGTGCGTTTAGCACGGTGGGTTCGATTGCGTCTATGGCGGCGTCGGCAGCTTTGTCGGCGGGCACGATGGGCGCGGGCGCGGCTGCGGCTGGGCCTGCATCGTCTGGTATTCAGGCGGGCGCTCAGATGGCCGGTCAGGTCGCTACGGGTGCTCTCAATATCCTGTCGAGCTTGCTTGTTGGTACGGCTCCTGGTCAGACGGGCACGACGCAGAACGCGTACGGCGCTCCTGTGCTGCCTCAGGGTCCTCCGCAGAGTCAGCCACGCGGACCGGCTGTGGTGAACAACTACGGCGATATCCATACGGCTAACTACGAAGAGTTCCATAGGGGACAGCAGCGTAGGGAGGCGCAGACGCAGGCACCATTCCTGCCGATGCGATAACTAAATACGGAAACGCGGTTAGGCCGCTCGGTTAGGGGTTCTACTCCCTTGGCCGGGCGGCCTTTCCCGTTAGAAAGACAACTGAATAGTGACCGATTTTCTCAAGATTGAATTGAAGGGTCGGGACGGTTCGCTTTGGAATCTATCGGGTCCCGGCATGGGCGCGCAGGGTGTGACGCTTTCGCCTGGTGCGTTGGAGAACTTCTACGACGCTCCGGTTAAGACGCTTTACGTCCCTGGTCCGTTCGGTGAGGAATACGCCGGTAAGCGCGCTCAGCGCCGCGAGATTGTGTTTACGGTCCAGGCGTTCGACGGCGAGGCCGAAACGTGGTCAACCATCGACTCTAAGTGGCGGTGGGCGTGGGATTACGACGAGGAATCTGAGCTAAGGGTTACGACGGCTGACGGTACTCGGTACCTAAGGGTGCGCCTGATGGAAGCGCCTAAGCCTTACTACGAGAAGGACCCGCATATCACTGCGGATAACCCAATCGTGATGACTGTGACCGCTACGTTCCCTTATTGGCGGGAAACCGCTAAGGAATACAAGTGGTCAACCCTGCAAACGCAGGACATGACGACTTTTGACATTTTCAACTACGGCGATGTGCCGATCTTTTTGCGGTGGTTCGTTACCGCTCCTGGTCTGTGGATTCTCCCGGACTTCTCTTGGGGCAACGACATGTACTCGCGTGGCCTTGAGGATCAGGGCCGCACCATTCCTCTGCCTGAACTGGTGGAGAACGAGCACTGTTCGGTGGATTCGGACCCTCGCGTTCAGACGATCATTGCGGTTAACGGCTCCCCGGTGCAGCACCGCTGGAAGGGCAACGACCTGCTTTACCCGCTGATGCCGGGTAAGGGCGGGAAGGTCCCGGTTCGGCTTAAGAATGCTCCGCAGGGTGGCGCTATCAAGCTGACGCAGGAGCGTTGGCATTCGCGGCCTTGGTCGCGGCCAGGGGTGTTGCCGAATGGCTAATACCGACTGGCAGAGCATCTTGGCGGCGGCTGACGGTGACGAGTGGGCGGCGTTTAGCTCGCTTGAGGATCAGGCGCAGCAGGTGCGGGATCAGCACGCGGGTATCCGGCGCGCTAAGCCTCTGATCAGGTTGTGGATGAACAACCCGGACGGTGATGCGGGCCTGGTCTACGTGGGGCGCGTCGATTACGACGACACCATTAACGGCAGCTTCCCGTTTAAGAACAACACGCCGTCTCAGGGCATTTTGAACCTTCGGGATGATCACTACTTGGCGGTGTGGCTTAAGCGGCTGCCTAACGATCCGGCGCTTAAGAAGAACGTCGTTATTACGGTGGACTTCTACGGCGGTAAGAAGCGGTGGAGTGGGCTTCTAGATCACTGGAAGATTGTCACTAAGGAACACGTTAAGCAGCTTGAGGTTACGTTTAACGACGACCTGACGTTCTTGCAGTACCTTTTGTGTCCTCCTAACCCGTTCTTACCAATCCCGGTCCTGCAATTTCCGCGCATTTTCGGGCTGGCTGGCCCGGCAAAATGGACGATTAGCGTCCTAATCCTTATCAACCTAATGCGTGTTCAGGGGAACTGGTGGAATCTGCCGGATGACCCCTTTGACCTTGAGTCGTGGGACGACGCGTTTGACTGGTCGGATTGGCAGTGCTTCGTTAAGGCCAATTCGTTCCTGCTAGACGATTCGTCGCTGTGGACTTTCGTGTCCTCGCGTATGAATCCGATTGACTCGGTTATTGCCGATTCGTTGGACGACGCGCAGCTTACGATTACGTACCGGCGCATCCTGACGGATGACGGCGAGGTTAGCGATATTCCGGGTGTTCCTAACCCAAAGAATGGCGCTCTCGTCTTTGAGGTTGTCGATAACTCTAACGCTACGGCGCTTGAGGGGACCTTCTTTGAGGGGACCATCGTTGACGGCTTCGCGCGGTCGGTGCTGGTGTACGGCGGCGGCTTTGTTGAGGACACGCTGAGCACGGTTGGCGATGACCAGACGTTGCAGCCTGACGAGTATTACCAGTCGGGATTCCTGGCGACTATGGCGAAGATGCCTTGGCTGGTGGTCCGAGATAACGAGTGGACGCCTATTGAGTCGTCCGATCTAAGTTGGGGACCGGCTAAGAACGTTAGCGTTGTGGTCGGTGGCGATAACCCGGCTGCGGACGCTATCGCTAAGCTGATCATCACCACAACTGGAAACCTGTTGGGTTATTTCTTGCTCGGCGGTTTCTCGTCTGCGGGCGATATCGCAGCGGACATAATCATGCCGTTTATCGTCGGCACGATTGCGGCGTGGCTGTACTGGAAGAACACCGGTCGAGCTACGCAGTTGGGATGGGTCCACTACTGGGAGCTTTACCAGCAGGGCGCGGAGTCTAACTCCTGGTCGCTAGCGGCCCTTGCGGCTTTGCGTGGCGGGTTCCTGGTTGGGCGTGCGGAGACCGTTCACACGATGGCTCTGCATGACTCTTGGATCATTCCGGGTCTGCATATCGACATTGGTCAGCGCATGGGATCGACGGTCAACTCTAAGGGCGTCGAGCAGATCATCTGGGTTAACCAGCTTGAGGAAATGACGGCGGCTTGGGATCACTCGGGCGGCGGCGAAATGCCGCTTAGCTGGGTGCTTAAGGCCGGTAAGTCTGATCGCGCTATGAGCATGGGCGAGCGTATGGCTCGTTTGACGAAAAAGATGAGTGAAGCTCTCAACAACGTTGGTGTCCAACTGGTTGCGAGCTAAGGGATAAACACCCGCGTACCTACTGACGTGGGCAGCCCATATAAGTGCTGCCGTAAATCGAGTCCGGGTTATCAGCCACGCCGAGGGGCGTAAAGGCGTGGCACCAAACTTTAGGAACCTTAGGGAGGTTTAGGGGAAATGGCTAAAACGCAAGCGGAGTCCAATCTGGACGATCCGAAAGAAATGTTCGCGTGGATGTTCGCGGCGGGTGTGCCTGACCCAAGGGATACGGACGGCAAGTTTCCTAACCAGCCGCTTATCCCGCCGATGTGTTTCCCGGTGCTAAGCGAAATGCTTTACAAGATGGGCGCGCGGTTCCACCCGGAATTGCAGACGGTGTGGGTTAAGCCGGGCGTGGGTCCGGAGCGGAATTTCCAGGCTAACGGCACGACGGACATTAAGCCTGAGGACATTGAGGGCGACGTGGCCGAAATGCTGGCCGATCAGTTCCCGGAAATCGCGCAGAAGATTCGGGAAGTTACTCCGGCTACTCACCAGGCCGCGCTTGAGCAGACCTCTAAGGAACTGCTCGCCAACCTGGCTGAGCTTAAGAAGGCGCGCGCGCAAATGGAGGGAGGTAGCGCCTAATGGGTGCCAACCTACCTAATGGGCAGGCGGGGCTTGATCCCGGCGCGTGGCTCGCGCATTGGATGCTTACCAACGACCTGTCGAAGCTGGCTAACCGCACTGAGGATGAGGTACGGGAGTATTTCGCTGCTCAGGTGCAGGGCGATAGCGGGTGGAACGACGCTTCGGCTACGTTCTTTCAACTGATCCTTGGCGGCTTCCAGAACCTTGGCGAGTTTGCGTCTTTGATCGTGCAGGCCGTTACGGGGGAGCCGGGCGCGCTAACGGACCTACAGGCGTTCCTTAGCGAGCGCTGGGCCGACTTGGCGGCGGCGTTCGGCGCTATTGGCGATCTTATCGACGGCATTGCGGGTGAGGCTGGCGCTTCGCTGGCTGATGCGATTGCGAAGTTGGCGACGTACCTCACGGAGGCGTCTCCGCTTAACGCTCTTAACCTGTTCGGCCAGATCAATCCGGGCAACCTGGGGCAGGTCGCGCTAGGCGCTATCGGCAATGTGTCTCCGGAGTTGCTTGATAACGGCGGCATGAACAGTGCCATTTCCGTTAAGAACAACCCGGACTTTGTGTGGGACGGCACGGTCGGCCACTCCAATGTGGGGTCGGCTAAGACGACTGCTGACGGGTCCATTAAGACGCTGCGGTCCAACACGGTGGGTGTCACGCAGAACGAGGAACTGGCCGTGTCGGTGTGGGCCAAGTACGCGGGTGTCACGGCGACGGCGGGCCAGAACGGTATCCGCTTGTCGGTGTCTGCGTACGCCGATACGACCGGTGATGGCGTCCTGTCGCTCGTCAGCACGACGCTGATTGAGGGCATTGCCTCTCCAACGGGCGATGCGACCGGCTGGACGGAACTCTCAGGCACTTACACGGTCCCGGCAGGGGTTGACTACGTGGTGGCCGAATTGACCGTCACAAGCGCTGTGAGCGCCGGATCGGTCTGGTTCGATGACGCGTCCCTGAAAAAGAACCCTAACTTCCGCATGGAATGGGTGAGCGGCCTGGTGGCGCGGTTCAGCCAAGTTACCGCTGAGCTTGAGGACGCCATTAGTCAGGTGTTGCACCTTGAAGAGTGGCAGGACTTTCTAGATCAGGTTAAGGGCGGCGTTGGTGGCACCATTGAGGACCTGCTTAGCCGGATTCAGTGGCTTACTGGCGGCGGGCTGTTCGATGCGTCGAAGCTAACGAACGCCAACAACGTCGTTGAGCTTCCGGGAACGAAGGTGACCGGTATCGCGTCGAACATCGTTGAGGACTTCCAGCAGAACATTGACGCGCTGGTGAACCGGCTGTTCGGCAGCAATAACTCTAACCAGACGCTAGCGGACGCTAACGAGGCGCTTAAGTCGCTCAAAGAGACGGTCATGGGCCTGTCGCAGGACGTGCAGGATTTGAAGATTCAGACGACCGGCAATAACAACTCCGGCAAGAACTACCGGGTTGACTTCACTAAGTTGCCGCCGTCGTCGGACTTCTCTACGGCACCGTTCGATCTGACGTACCTGAATAGCACCGGCCATCTGCGGATTAACAATCAGGCTGAGTGGGTTGAGGGCAGCGGCGCGGACAACTACGTGCTTGCTCGCTATACGGGCGGCGTGACGGATACCGATTACCAGTTGATTCAGGCGACGGTGGCCGGGCCTCCGGAAGTGGGCGCGTCTAACTGGGCGTGCGCGCGCATGAGTGCCGATAAGCAGAACTTCATTTACGCGAAGGGCTACCGGGCGGGCGCGTTCGGCCTGGGCTTCTACGCGGAGATTGGCTGCTATGTGGGCGGTGTTCCGCACGTCTTTCTGACGAATATTCCGGCGACGTACAACTACAACCTGTCGGTCCGTGTGGGTATCTCGGGTAACCCTTACCGGTTCCAGGTGCTTTCCGGGTCTAAGGTCGTGGCCGACTACACGGACACGACGCACGTTAGCCAGATGGGCGCTAACTATCGCGGCTGGGGATTCCTGTCTATGACGGGTAACTCCGGTTCAGCGTCTCCGGCTCCGGCTGCCTTTGTGGGCTGTTCGGATAACGCTCCGGTGGCCGTGGTTGGCACGACGATGCGCGCTTACCGGTCGGTGACTACTACGGTCACACCGTCTACGGGTGATGTACTGCTGCCTGCTAACACGTTCGATGTTGTCGATTACAAGAGCGACGATCTGTTGTGGAATCCGGCTACTAACGCGGTGACGATCACTAAAGACGGCACTTACCTCTGCACGATGCGGTTGGAATACAACAACATCGCTGGCATGGGTGCTACGGACTGGCATTCGATCTGGTTCGTTAACGGTGTCACTAAGGCGATTGGTAAGCCAACTAAGTCTGTGTTGGTTAACGGCTTCGGTGTTCCGGCGACTTCGGCTGACTCGGGCATTGGCGGCGATCCGTTTGTCTATTACCTGAAAGCGGGCGACGTGCTGCAAATGGGCATGGGTTCGACGGGTTCGACGGACATTAAGGGTGACAGCACCGGTAAGTACACGCACTTCACCATTGCCAAGATCGCTTAAGGGGGGCTTATGTCGTGGGATATAAGCCCACCTGACCTGTCTAAGCCTCCGGCTCGGGGTTGGTTCCCGCCGATTGACAGCACGCCTCCGACGTACGGGGCGGGCTGGTGGGTGGTTCTCAATGTGGAGAACGCCTTATCGGTGCATCTGGTGACTGAGGCTGAGCTTGGGGCGCTGCTGCATCTAGACATGGTTACGGCCATTGAGACTGACCGGGAAGCGGCTTTGCGTCAGGTTTCCATGCTGGTGGCTGATGCGCCGATTGCGGTTGACCGTGTGATGTTCTTTAGTGCGACTTTCCAGTTCGACAATGAGTTGTCGGTAACGGTGGACCGGGCGCTTGAGTTCTCTCGGACGACTGGGCTTGACCTGTCGGCGGTGTTGACGGCAAGCAGGGCCGCTGGGCTGATTTCGATTGGCAAGCTAAGCGCTGCGCTAAGCGTGGGCGCTAACCGTTCGTCGGGCCTGGTGAAGGTCGCTCCGGTGAGCTTGTCGCGGTCGGTGTCGGTTGACCGGTCTGCGGACTTCGCTATCCGGTCGAATATCGACGCGGCGCAGATTGTGTCGGGGGATCGGGCGCTTGAGTTGGCGCGGATCAACTTCATTGACTCGGCGGCGACCGTTAGCGCTAACCGGTTCGCAGCGATGGGCCGTCCTCCGTATGCGACGACGATTCAGCAGTTCTCGTCGGCAGGCAGCTACTCGTACACGATTCCGCGTAACTGCGACTTCATTGACGTAGTGCTGCTTGGCGGGGGCGGCGGTGGCCGCTCTATGCCTGCGTTCGGTACGTGGGGTCAGGGTGGTCGCGCCGGGGCGTGGCAGTTCTACACGCTGGTCAGGGGTGTGGACATTCCTTTCTCGGCAACGGTGATTACCGGGACGGTCGGTAACGGCGGTAATGGCGGCGCGGCGGCGTTCGGTGCTAACAACGGCCAGCCGGGCGGCGCTACGACGGCGGTCGCTACGGGCTGGGCTGGCACGCACAGTGCGGCGGGCGGCGCGGGTGGCGGCGGCAGCCTTGACCCTAACGGCCAGGGTCCGGGGGATCAGACCTACAACGGCGAGCTTTACGACGGCGGCGAGGACCGGGCGTCCGTGGGTACCGGCTTGACCGGTAACGCTCCGGGCGGCGGCGGGACCGCTTCGCAGGTTTCGCTCGGCTTCACCGGTACTGCCGGTGGTAATGGTGCGCCGGGAGCCGCCTGGTTCCGCGCTTATCAATAACTCAACAAACAACTTAATAGGGGGCTTTTATGGCGTGGGGCATTTCCTCGTACCTGGCTAACAAGCTGCTGGATCACACGTTTAGGAATGTGGCTTATACGCCACCGACTGCTATTTATGCGAAGTTGCATCTGGGCGATCCGGGGGCAGCCGGTACGGCTAACGCTTCGGCGCTGACGACGCGCGTTGCGACGACGTTCGCGGCTGCGGCTTCTGGTGTTATCGCTATCTCCAATACTCCGGAGTTCACGCTTAACGCGACGGAAACCATCGTGGGCGTCTCGTTTTGGGACGCGTCTACTGGCGGCAACTTTCTGTATTCGGTGCAGGCGTCGGTGTCTAAGGGTGGCGCTTCGGGCGACATTATCCGCCTGGCTACTAACACGTTCGGTTTGTCACCGATTGCCGCTTAAGGGGGTTAAGGATGCTTAACCTTGCTCCGACGATGGAAACGCTCGCCTTGTCGGCGGGCAGCGTGTTTGAGATTCCGGGCTGGCGGCTTAAGGGCACTTACCCGGATGGCACCGTGGCGAAGATCGTTTTTACGGACGACGCGGGCGGTCTGCTGGGCGAGTTCACTGGCTCGGTGACCGCGAAGGAAATTCACTACATTCAGACTGCGGATGACGTTAAGGACATTCCGCATGGCGCTAACTTCCAGATGTTCGTTCAGTACCCGGCTATGCAGCCGATCTGTACGCATTACGGGACGGTGATTCGGCGCGAGCCGCGTTATCCGCTTAGCACGGTGGTTAGTCCTGAGGACTCGGCTGTGCAGTACACGGCGAACTTCATTGGCGAATATATCGGGCCGATGTGGAAGCCGATGGGTAACGGCTGGGGATCGCTTGGCATTCACACGCACGCGCTGATCAGTCAGGACCCGTCGATGGGTCCGAACTACTCGCTATTTAGTGAGGCGTGCGCGCGCTGGCTGTGGCCGCTGAATATGGACTCGGTAACGATCAACATTAAGGTCCTTAACGTTGGTGCTGGGAAGCTAAATGTCATCGTCTGCGGTGATTACTCGCTTGAGTCGTACATGGGCATTCAGTTTGAGACCGGCATTAGCAATAACCGTGTCCGGGCGATTACCGGTAATGGCCCTTTGGAATACGACTACCAGGGCAGCGCGGTCGATAACACGGTCACTAATGGTGACGTTTATCAGGTCAAGTACAACTTCCTGTCTAACAAGCTGGCGCTTTATAAGGGCACCAGCCTTACCCCGCTCTTGGAGTGGGAGGACGTGGACAACATCGTTCCGCACGGTGAGGGGTTCCGTTATACGGCTCTCGCTTGGCAAACGTCGCTGTTTACGCCGGGCGTTGAGCCTACAGCTTGGGAAGCCAAGGACGGCGTTTAGCCGGTTAAGAAAAGAAAGGAACAGATGAAGCTAAAAGCAATTCTATTCGTGCTAGGTCTGGCCGTGAAGGTTATCCCCGGCAAGGTGGATGACGAGGCTTACGAGCTAATCAAGAAGCTGCTAGGTCAGTAATGCCTAGAACCGTTTACGGAAACGATTGGTCCGAAAACGGTTGGAGGATGGTTTGGGACACGGAGTGCCAGTGGACGCAAATCCCTGGCACTTCGGTCACATTGCAGATTGCTAAGGGGTGGCCGCTCGCAGTGATGCGGGCGTTCGCCGCTGACTTCAACGCTTATGTCGAGCCGTTGCGTGACCCTGACTCTGCGTGTTGGACGCTAACCAACTCGGTAAGCACGTCTAACCACCTGTCGGGCACTGCGATGGACCTTAACTGGAACAGTCACCCGTTCAAGGTCGCTAACGCGGGTTTTGACGCGGCAAAGATCGCTACCGTCCGGGAACTTCTGGCCTTTTACGAGGACACGATTTTCTGGGGTAACGACTGGACTTCGCCTAAAGACGCGATGCACTTCCAGATGGGCTACAACACGTACGGAAACCAGCGCGTAGCGGATTTCATTGCTCGGAAGATTCGGGCTGACGGCTACAGCACCTTCCGGCGCGGAAACACGCCTCAGGCGACCGATCCGGCGCTGATCCTGTCTCGGGCTACCGGCCTGACGATTAATCGCGCACAGGAGATTCTACCGGCTGTTGCGGCGGGTCTGAGGGAGTCCGACTGCCTGACCCCGGCGCGTATCGCTATGTGGCTCGCTCAGTGCGGCCATGAGTCGGCGGGGTTCAACGCGACGGAGGAATACCAGAACGGTCCTATGGATCAGGAGCGTTGGATTTACAAGGGTCGGACGTGGATTCAACTGACGTGGCTTAGCGCTTATCGCGGCTTCGGCCAGTGGTGCTACGCGCGCGGCCTGGTCAATGACCCGGAAGTGTTCGTTAAGAATCCGAAGTCTCTAGCTGATCTGCAATGGGCTGGCCTTGGCGCGGCCTACTACTGGACGACGACTGTCCGGAGCACACGTAAGTACCCGACGCTTAACCAGGCGTCGGACGCGCGCGACGTGCTAGTGGCAACTCAAATCATTAACGGCGGGACTAACGGTCTAGAGGACCGGCAGAACCGCTACAACCGTGCGGTCGCTGTTGGCGACGATCTAACGCTAATTGTCAATGAGGGGGATGATTTCTTGTCTGCACTAAGCGCTGATGAGCAGCGCGAAATGCTGGCGTACATGCGGTGGGCGTTTAAGCCTGTCACTGGTGAGTTCACTAAGCAATTCCCGCACCGTTCGATGTACGCAGGTAGCCCCGATACCGATACCTTCGCCGGTCGCGCTATTAGCGCTCACGCGTTTGGTTGGGATTACCGGGTGGAGTATTCGGCTCGCCTCGGTGAGGAATGGGCTATCGACACTATTGCTCAAGCGGCGGCGGGCACGCTCTGGGGCGTTAAGCGCGATGACGGGTCTGTTGACCAGTTCCGCGTTAATCACGCTAAGAGCGTTCTGGCCGATCTGGAAAAGAACTATCCGCAAGTGCTTGAGGCGTATCTAGCTAAGAAGAGGGGAGGGGCTGCTTAATGAATCCTAAGATTCGTCAGTCCATTTACTACCTCGGCGCAATCGTGCCGGGGCTTATGGGCCTGTTCATGCTGTGGGGCGGTCTGTCTCAGGATGACGCGAACAGCATTGAGAACATCGTCGGCGGTGTTGTGGCGATCCTCGGTTCGGCGGCTCCGGCCACGGCTGCGATCAAGGTTGGTCAGCAGCGTAAGGACGGCACGTTCGATTCTGTTAGCCCGGCTGAGGCTGTGGTTAACGGGGTCCAGGCCGTGCTTGAGGCGCAGGCTGCGGCGTCGGCTGAGGTTGACAAGGTTAAGGACGCGATCACTGGCGCGGTTACCCAGATTCCGGGCTTCGGTCCGCTGGCCGCTCAGGTGATCAAGGCGAGCGGTTCGGCGTTCGACACTCTGCCGGATATCTGGCAGAAGCCGTAATGCCGTTGCGTCTAGGCGACCGCAACGAGTCGGTGCGCCAGTGGCGGGTAAAGATGAATGCGTGGTTTGGCGGGCTTTATACCCGCCTCCACGGCCCGCTGCCTATGGATACGGACGAGTTTGGTCCGCGAGCTAAGGCGTGGCAGGAGGAATACGAGCGGCGCACTGGTCAGGTCGTTGACGGAGTGGTCAGCGATAATGACCTTAACGCGCTTAAGGTTCCACTGCCTGCGGTCGTCGGTCCGTCGATTATCCACTTCTCAATCAATGGTGCTGGTTCTACGTGGGACATGGGTTACCCGTATGACATTGGCGAGCTTCTAGATAAGCGGAAGTGTTATCACCAGCCTGTCGGCTATGACACTTCGCCGGTGCCTATGAGTCGTGGCGTTAAGACGGGCGTTGAAGAGTTCATTCGGCTGCTGCGTCTGCACAATTGTCAGGTTGTTCCGTGGTGCTTCACCGCGTACAGCATGGGTGCCATCGTCGCTATGACGGTGCTTATGCGGGTCCTGTATGGCGATCTGCAAGAGTTCAAGGCCACCTATAAGGGCAGTAATGCGTTCGGCAACCCGATGCGCCAGAACGGGCATACGTTCCCCGGATGCGCGTACTCGGACGGCGAGGGAATCGTGCTGCCTAACGCGCACGACACGCCGGTTGAGCACTGGGACTTCACGTCGGATAAGCGGATGGTTGGCGCTAAGGGGGATGACCTCTATTCGTCGTTCGCTAAGCCGGGTAGCTCGGCTGACCAGAACGAGAATATGCGCGCCGTTTGGGACATTGTGAATACCGGTAACCCGCTCAACTTGGGTAAGCAGGTATTGGAACTGGTTTTGTCTCCGACGTGGCACGAAGCGCAGGGCGCTTTCGCTGCTGCGTGGGATGCGATTGTGTTCTTTATCGCTAAGGGCACCAGCCCGCATACGACGTACCAGTTCATTAAGCCGATTCCCGGCGACCCGCGCGACTGTTGGCAGATCGCGCTCAATCACATGCAAGACATTGTTGCCAGCGTGCCTTGGCGCGCGGCAGCTTAGGAGGGTAAGGACATTGTTGGTATATGACGAGCAGTTGCCGCTGTTGGATGACAGCTTTGAGGGCAACGAGGTAAATCTGCTAGCGGTGCGTGGCCGCAAGGTTGACCCGCACTTTCGCCGGAACTACGCATGGGCTAAGCACGCGATTGATCGCGGCGCGCTCCGCAAGGTGGTTGTGATCGTGGCGCTCGGCTCGGACTCTTGGGTCCATACGGTCGGTGCGGTCACGTCGGCGCTCTCGGGGCAGAAGTTGCACCAGGGCGCGCGGTTCAAGGTGGACGCTGAGGTCAGCGACATTGGCACCGACAAGGTGACGCAGGTGCTCGCGGCGCTCAAAGAGCTAGAGGGTCCGAAGGACGTTTACGTTCTGAACACTCCGAAGGCGCTTGCCACTAAGCAGGCTAAGGCTCCTAAGCCGAAGCCGGAGCCGGAGCCTGAACAGCCGGTGGAAGATACCCCGCCAGTTAGCGAAAGCTAAGCATGGAGACGGGCGACTGGACTGTCATGCTGACGACGAACTGGCCGACGATTGCGCTTATCGCGTCGTTGGCGTTCGGCATCTATGTCATCGTCCGTTTCCTGGCTGGAACTTTTGAGGCGTTTGGTGATGCGCTCGGGCCGCTAGGGAAGTGGTTCCAGGCCCGGCGCGCAATCTCTCAGGCTGAATCAGACGATATGCGGCGTCAGATCGTTGCCTTGGACAGGCGCGTTCGGGCGCTGCTGTATCGGGACGAATGTTACTTCGCGTACATGGTGACGGATGCGGAGTGGCACCGCAGGGCAGAGCTTATTGCTATTGCTAGGGGCTGGGACCTAGAGCCACATATCCCGTTCCTCCGCTTCCGTGACAACTGGATGCGCGAACGAGGAATTGATAAGGAACTAGAAATATGGACGTAACGGTGTATTCGCCGTCTACCCCTTGCACCGGCTGCATGGCTACGAAGCTCGCGCTTAAGAAGAACGGACTCCCGTTTGCTGCGGAGATTGCTACTGATGAGCAGATTGAGGCGTTTAAGGCTGATGGACACTCAGCGTTCCCGGTCGTTGTCGTTGAACTTGGCGACGGCGCTACGTGGACGTGGAGTGGTTACCGCCATGACGACATTAAGCGCCTGAAAGAACTAAGTGAGGAAACGAAGCCGTTAGCGGCTTAACAAACTCGGGCACTCGCGCTCCCTCTATTTCCCCGGAGGTTGAGCGCGGGTGCCCGCTTTTTTGTGTTTAAGGGGACCGGCCCGACAACAGTGCAGTAGCCGAACTTTCCTTGTGAGCCGGTCCCCGGCCTTAGAGGGGGAGACCAGGCCCAGATAGTCGGCCAGCCCTGGCCTCCCCGAAACGGCTGCCGGAGGCTAACGATGGACCGGGGGGAGGGGGTTGTCCATCGCGCGAATCCGACAGCCGTTGAAGCCCACGTTAGGCTTCTTTTGCCACCTGTCAAGTCTGTGAATTTGCTTGTAAATGCAGCTAATCGTCGGGCCAGGTTACCGGTGGGTATTCTCCGTAATAACCGCGCAGTTCGTCGCCCCGCAGCAAAGCGGAGTCCTGTTCGTACGCCCTGTGAACCAAGTCACGTTCACGCTTCCGGTGCGCGTCCATCCGTCGCAGCACGTACGCAACTGACCGCTTAGTAAGTTTGAACGTCAGGTACAGCGCCAGACCGAGAAGGACCCACTTCCAGATCGCAGAGACGACCGCGAACAGAACCGCTCCGACTACCAGCCAGACAATGAGTTCGCCCATACGGGAGAGCTTAGACTTGCGCGCCTTGGAAATACCAGACCCGGCGATGCACATTAACGAGCCATTCGTTAACAACGTCCATGTCCGGGCGCAGCGGCAGCTTAGAGGTTTGCCCCGCCTCTTCGATCCGCTCCCGCCAATACACGATTTCCTCAAGCGCCCTAGCTTCGCTTAGCTCGCCATTGCGGACGCTAAGCAGAAAGTCGCGCGCGAGGTCGTGCATGGGCATAGTCATGGTTTGGTGCGTCAGCATTTCGTGACCCTGAATCAGGAGCCGGATAGCGTGGAATGCGGCCTTAGTGTCGTAACCGTGCTTAGCGATTAGTTCAGGCCGGTTCGTCCTGGGCGCGCGCACGCCGGTCAGCCGGTCGTACATGCCGTTGGCGTACCCGACGTGGGTTACCGCGATCTGCCGGGACAGGAGCTTGGGCGCGAATGCCTGCAAGCCGATCAGGTCCGGGTGCGCGAGGTTCGGCGTGAACAGCAGCGTGTGCAGCGTCGGGTTACCCTTGACGATTTCGCTGACGAACTTCCGGAGGCCGTAGTAGACAATCTCCGTGTCCCCCGGCTCACTCTTAACCCCTTCGGCCCGGTCCCTCACTTTGAACGCTCCACGAGCCGCTGAGAGGCCAATAAGCGCCTCTGGCGGGTCGGCGTAGACCGCGATGTAGTCGTGATCGCTCTCTGGCACGCCCAGGCCGTGTGCGATTGATCCGATTTCCCCCATGATGAGCGGCTGTACGTCAGCCATCTTTCCCCCTTAAACGGAGCTAGCCCCGGCGTTCTCCCCCTCCCAAGGGAAGCGCCAGGGCTAGCGGTCCGTGTACGTCCTGTGACGTACCCCCGTTTACGTGCCAGAAAACGCGGGTTCGTCCTTCTTGGCGGTCGGCGCTTTCTTAGCCGCCGCTTTCTTAGCGGGTTCGGGCTTGTCCTCGGACGTTGCGGCTTTCCATGCTCGCACGACCTCGGCGCTTACGCGACCCTTCTCCGCTACGTCCATGCCGTTAGCCTGTGCCCATGCGCGGATTTCCGCGAGAGGCAGACCCGGCTCTCCCCCGGAGTGCGTGATCTTCGTACCGCTGCGCTTACGCGCCCGGCCACTGCCGGTGCCGGTACGCGAGGCAACTGAGGTCCACTTCTCCATGTCCGCGTCGAACAGCTTCGCGTTCTTTTCGGACAGGTCCAGGTGGTAGCCGACGTTGCCAACCGAGAACTCGCGCTCGGTTTCCGCGTCCAGGGTGTCGTCCAGGTCATCGAACAGTGTGACCGTTACGCGCTTACCCATCGTTTCATCCCTTCTCGGTTTCGTATCCCATCTTAGTTTGGGTACGTGGTGTGACCACTAAAGCACCCTAGTTGCTAATCCGTCAACTAGTGAAGTGGATTAGTCATTGATTGGGCGATGTAGAGCACCAGCAGCGTTAGGGCCACGAAGGCGACTGTACCCCCGATAAGCAGGGTTAATCCCTTATGGCGCTTAAGACGCGCGGGTGGCTTTATGCGAGGGCCGCGTTCCTGTAGCACTGGCGGGCGCGGGCGAGGCCGGGGAGCGGATAGCTGACGCTCACGTTCAAGCAGGTAAGAGGGTGGAATGCCCATAACCGCTTTGCGGAACTCTTCGCGGTTGCGGGCGTAGCTCTGCACCATGCGTTCGTACTCGCGGCGCTGGCTCTGTGCGGCATTGATCATGGCTTGGCGCTCGCGGGTGATCTGCGCGTCAAGCTCCCGGAGGAAGTCGTCGGTGAACCTCGTCATCGCGCGCGCGTGTCTCCTTCCGCACTTAACAGAGCGTGTGTTTTTTACTTGCTTGTTTAACTACCCAAGGTGACGTTCCGTAGGTGGTTACCTCTTGTCGTTGCGATAGTGGGGAACGGCACTAGCAGAGGGTCCTTTTAGAGCATCCGCGTTTTTTCGCGTTTCCGTAATATTAGAGAACTCTAAGGGCCGGTCTGAGGGGTCTGGCGCATGTCCGTAGTTCCCGGAGCTATACCAACGACGACCTGCAACGATGCGTCATCCGTAGGTCCCGTTGGTATAGCAGTTGGTATAGCGGCCTCGAAAAACGCTCTGACCTGCATATCCTTAAGGGTAGCGGAGGCTTAAAAGTCCGCACATAAGACCCCGCATAACCTGCTAGGATCTGTCAAATACCCAGCTAAGCGGCTTAGCGTACGCCTATGCAAGCCTATGCAGGCACACGCGTAGGTATAGTGCGTTGGTATAGTTGGGCACCGAATTGGCACCGAGCAGAGGGGCATCGAGTGACGGAAAACACAGACAAACCTAAGAAGCGGGCTAACGGAGACGGCGGGCTTTTCTGGTCCGAAACGCAGCAGTTGTGGGTCGGGAAAGTGTGGATCACAGGACCCAACGGAGAGCCGAAAGAGGTACGGCGCACAGCCAAGCTCAAGAGCGAAGCTCAGGCCAAACTCAACAAGCTCCGCGCGGACGTACTCAACGGGAAGATTCAGACGGGTCCCAACAAGACGCAGACGGTCGCGGAGCATCTGGACTACTGGCTGACCGTAAAGAAGCGGGAGAATCGACCTGGGGGCTACGAGAGCTATGCGGGGACGGCGCGGCTGTACCTCAAGCCGCACCTGGGGGACTACCGGCTAGACAAGCTGACGACCGCTCACGTCCGGACGATGCTCGCGGCGCTACAGGACGGCGGCTCCACCCGGAACGCGCAGAAGGCGTATCAGGCGCTTAACAACGCGCTTAAGCTCGCGGTAGACGAGCAGATGATTGAGCGCAATCCCTGCGATCCGATCAAGATGCCCAAGCACGTCAAGAAGCAGCGCGGCGCGTTTGAGACGAGCGCGGCGGTCCACGTCCTTAAGACGGCGGCGGCGCGGGACGACGAGAACCACCCACGGCGACCTAAGCTCGCTAGCCGGTTCGTGGCCGCGTTCATGACCGGCGCGCGGCAGGCCGAGTGCTTAGGGCTGGAATGGGACCGGGTTGACTTCGACAAGGGCTACTTGGATATCTCCTGGCAGCTACAGCGGCTTAAGTACGCGCACGGCTGCGGGACGAAACCGGACGGCTCGCCTAAGTGCGGTAAGCAGCGGGTCGGCTTCTGCCCGGACAAGAAAGAGGACTTCCCTCCCGGCTTTGAGTACCGGCACTGCCACCGGTCGCTGTTCTGGACGCGGCCTAAGACGTTAGCGGGGGAGCGGTATATCCCGATGGCTCCGCTTCTGCTTGAGAGCCTTAAGGTCCATAAGCGGATGGATAGGGACCCTAATCCGCATGGTCTGGTGTGGCATCACCGGGACGGCAGGCCAATAAGCCAAGAGGACGATAACCAGGAATGGAACATGCTCTTAGCGGCTGCCGGGATTGAGAAGCAGTCGCGCGAGGTCGTGTTGCACGAAGCGCGGAATACGGCGGCGACGATGCTGCTAGAGAGCGGCGTTGACGCGAAGGTCATTCAGAGCATCTTGGGCCACGCGTCCATCTTGCAGACGCGGGAGTATCAGCGGGTGAGTCTGGAATTGAGTAAGAGCGCCGTCGCTAACGCGTTCGACGCTCTACTCCCGAAGGCTTAGAAGGATTCCATCTGGGGCTTAGGCTGCTTACGCGTCTTAAGCACGTCGGCGTGAGTGGCCTTGCCCCTGCGGACCTTTTTCCACAGGCCGGTTTTCATGTGGCGCTGCTTAAGCTGCCATGAGATTGCGGACGTAATTCCGAAGCCGCACGCGGCGAGCGCGGTGAGTGTCCATGCGTGGCGCGCGTAGTCGTTGTTGTAGAGGACTCCCACGACTCGCTCAGCACCGGCCAGGAGGGCTACGAAGCAGCACGCGATGTAGGCGCACATGATGTTGCGCGAGCGCGGGTCGGTCATCTTGATAATGACCAGCAGCCGCCCAATCTGGAATATCCACCAGGCGAACGCTGCCGTTAGGAGCGCGTCAACGGCCCTGTCGTCGCACAGGGGCGAGTAGAACGCGCCGATCATGGTAGGCGTGATGAGCGTGCAGGGGAGCGTGATGTTGCGCTTAACCCAATCTTCGCGCTCGTCCTCGGTGTAGTCGAGCCGGGCCGCGAGCGAGTACAGGAATGACGCCATGCCCATGAGGATGATGCTGTCACCGAGAATCTGGGGGATGGGCAGAAGCTCGTCCACGAAGCCCAACTCCGGCCATACCGTCGTGCGTACGAATGGCGATCCCAGAGTTAGGCCCACGGTGCAGCACACACCGCAGAACGTCGTTGCGGATTCCCACCGGCACCGCCAGGTATTTCGTCGCGTCCATTGAATGTAGGCAGATGCCAGAAGCACGCCGATGAGGATGAGGTTGAAGTACCGGAGGTCCATAGGGACGTACGAGGACATACGCGCATGGCTTTCTCGAACACGCCCGCCTGGTCTAGATGGGCGCAATGTGGGAGGGGGACTGCACTGCTTATCGCTGTTGCGTAGCAAAACGTTTCAGCGGGTGTACGCCTGGGACACTAGTCCCAATTTTGGGAAACGCGCAAGTGCCCCATCACATTGGCGGGCTGTCGAGTCGCGCCCTGACCCGTCGCCGCTTACTGCGGACCGCTCGGCGGGTCACTATCGAAGGGTGGGGGCTGTCAATATCGTCGTCGCCTTCAACGTCAACCACCCCCTGATCCGCGAGGTAGTCAACAAGCTCCCGTTGGTCTAGGTGCCCGAAGCGCACCAGCAGGTCCACCTTGTTAAGGCCGAACGCGTCGGCAATGAGCATGAGGTTAGGCACGCTATTGAGCACGCCCTTGTCCCTCTGCTCGTAGTAAGTAGAGCGGGACATGCCCAGCGCGCTTAGCGCCTCCTGCATTCGCACCTGCCGCTTGAGCAGGTAGGACACAACCACTATGAGGTCGTTGTCCTGATCATTGTTGGCCGACATGCCGCTCAGTGTGTCGGATTTTCCGGACACTTGCAAGCGGTTCTGACCTGCGAGATTGAAGTCACATCGTTGTAATTTTGTCCGATTTTCCGGACACGTTTGGCCTGAATCGGACTTGGGTATGTTACGTTTCTTTCCGTGCCGAACACCCCTCCCAACACCGCAAACCACAGCATCGAATGGATTCCCCAAGCAGTAGAAAACCTGCTGCACAACCACGACATTTTGACCCGCAACGAGCTTGCCAAGGTTCTCGGAGTTGCCAGGTCCACGGTCTACAGCGCATTTGCTGAGGACTGGACCGGTGAGCCGTCAATCAAGATGCTTGCCCACATGGCCGGATACTTCCGCGTACCTATCGGAGCGCTTGTCACGGAGCCTGGCCGCACGGCTGCTAAGCGTGCGTCACGGCGTGTAAATGTCCGGATAAGCGCATGAGTACGGCAACGCTGTCCGATCCGGAAAACCTGACACCGCTAATGGTGACCCGCCAGGACGCGGCCCGGCTCCTGGGCCTGAGCCTGCGCGAGGTCGATAACCTCCGCGCCTCCGGTCGCCTGATGGCAAAGAAGCACGGCTCCAAAGTTCTGTTCCCCCGCGCTGAGCTTGAGCGCTTCGTTAACGACCTGCCTTGGGAGATTGACCAGTGACCGAACAGCCCGAACTTGAGTTCCCGTTTCACATGCAGTTGACCGAACCCGATTACGACTCCGCTAAGGCGCTTAAGGACGCGCTAGAGCTTCTAAGAAAGGATGGCTGGGGACGTGGAAAGTTTTACGATCAGTCCACAGGCAAGCGCGACTCTCTTGGGGCGCTCGGAGCACCCTTCGGGACAACCCGGCCAGAGGCAGTCGATTACCTCGCCTACGCCGTGCGGATGCGTGACGGCGCTCCCCCTATCCCGGCAAGCATGGACCCGCAGCGCGTCGTCATCGCGTGGAACGACGGCTTCCGGCGCAAGTTCTCAGAAGTCGAGTCCGTGTTCAAAGCAGCTATTCGCTACGCAGAGGGTAAGGGCGTCTCAGTGCGACCGGGCCGTTAGGGACACGGTTCTCTGCGCGCTTTCCTTAGCGGCTCTGATCCTCATTGGAGCCATCGTTCTTAACGCTTGGTTTGGAGGTTGGTTCTAATGGAGTCATGCGCTGTACTCGGAAGTCCTATTCTCACGGATTCTCGCCTCTTCCCGTTATCCTATAAAGGTGAGGGTGAGGGGATGAGAAAGTTCAAGGACGTGATCGCGGAAGCGCGAATGGTCGCAATGCTTAACCCTCTCGGTCGCAATGAGAATGCGGCTTACACGGAGAGGGACGGAGAGCCATGCTGCATCTTCGGTCACGTTCTTGAACGCCTGGGAATCGGTATCGCGTCCTGGGAAGTGCTTAACAACTTCACACTCGCTGAACTGCCTTGGGCCGACTTCGGCTTTGAGGAACCTAATGCCTACCAGATTCTTTGGACTACTAAGGTCCAAGCGGCTGCGGACAGCGGGGACGCGTGGATCATCGCAATTGCGATGGCTGACGCAACCCTGATCTAAGCAGCATTTAGTAACAACCATACGTAGTTGACCTCTACGAACTAACCCCGTTGCCGGGGAGCCTGTGAACATGTACCGGGCTGCTGAGTGGTTCGCCAGCAAGTAAGTCAACGTGAGTACGTAACGCGGACGAACCGGTCCCTATGGGCGAATGCCCATAGCAGCCGGAGAACGCGGGAGCGATGAGTAGCGGTTAGTGCCAGATCGGCGGCTACAAGCAAGGGCTATGGGTGAAAGTGATTGCCTAGCTTACGGGTGCAATCCCCGTTCATCGCACCAGGCCGGGGCGGTCGAGACGCACGGAACGACGGGCATCGTTCTTAAGGGGCGCGGACGCGTAAGGGTGTGACGCTACGCAGCCCGATGCTGCTCCCCCCCGGCCATTCTCTTAAGTCACCACAACCACAACGAAAGGGCACGCAATGACGGGTGTTATCTATCTCGGTGAGCCGACCGGCCCACGACTGCGGAGCCTTAGCCTCGCTAAGACGCGCGAGCTTGACGCGTGGTTGACGCACGCAATTTCCTTCGGTGCTTCCAAGCACGATAAGGACTTGCCGGTGGACTACACGCGAGCGCTTAGCACGCTGGCGCAGCGCCGGGGCATCCGGTTCCACTTCAACGGGGACCGTATGCGCGTACCGGGTGAGGTCCCGCTGGGGTCGAACATTCCCGGCTGTGTGGGTGGCTCTAAACGAAAGATCACCGTTACCGACGAACGCGCGAACGCATCGAAACATGGACAGGCCGTCGAACCGTGGAATATGCGGGATTGGCGGGAATAGTTGACGAGTACCGGTCACGCCGTGTACGGTATCAATCAGTGGAGGACCGAATGGCTCAACTCTCCTGCGAACTGAATTGCGGGGCTAGCTACACCGAGGAATACCAGCTTCACCTTCACCACTACGCATCCGAAAAGGGCATCCTTCCCACCTGTGGTAAGGGCCGCGAGCGAAAGGCGCGCAATGCCGAGCGAGGAAATCAGGTCGCCTGACAAGCTGATGCTTGCCGGGGACTGGCACGGTAACTTGCCGTGGGCGTTCAAGGCGCTGCATTACGCGAAGTCGGAAGGTGCGGACACGATTCTGCACCTGGGAGACTTCGGGTTCTGGCAGACCGCTAACCCACGGACCGTGCAGTTCCTTAGCGAGGTTGATAAGGAGCTTAAGGCTCTTAACATCAATCTGCTTTGGGTTGACGGCAACCATGAAGATCACGCGTTCTGGAACAGCTTCAACCGTCCGGGCGCGGAGCCGGTCACGCTCTCTTCGTGCTCCAACATCACACACCTTCCGCGTGGTTACCGCTGGGAGTGGTGGGGCGATACGTGGATGGCGCTAGGCGGCGCTCATTCGATCAACTCGCATTACTGCACGCCGGGCGAGGACTGGTGGCCGGGCGAGTGGATTGACGACGAACAGCTTGAGTACGCGATGCGTCCCGGCAAGGTGGACATAATCGTCGCTCACGACGCGCCGACCAACGCGGACATTCCGGGGATCGTTCCCGGTAAGGCCGTTTACCTCCATATCGGGGGGATGAAGCGGCGCATGACGACCGGCGACATGTTCAAGGCTCAGGAACACCGGGAGCGTATTCAAGCCGTGTGCGATGCGGTTAAGCCGGTGGAGTTCTACCACGGCCATTACCACAAGGCATACAACACCTTGGCTCGCGTTAAGGGCGGCAGTTACGTCAACGTGCGCGGGCTGGACAAAGACGAAACGACTATGGCAGCGAACACCCATTTCATCACGGAAGGTTTGAACGACTAATGCTGGACACCGCAGAGCGAAAGGTCACCCGCCGTCCGGACGGTGACCTGACGATTGAGGGCACAAGCGTTTGGATGCCCGCTGACCCTAAGAAGCTCGCCCAGGAGCGCGCGGAGGTCATGCAGCGGCTTGCTGATCTGACGCGGGCTGAGTTGTTTCTTGCCGCGACACCCACGCCCACCTACATGCTGAGGGGGGATTACTACCGTGAGGGCTAGTGAGCGCTTAGAGCAGCGCAACGACATTCTGGCGGTCATCGCGCAGATAGATGACGACCTAAGCGGGCTTAGCGACGATAAGTCTTTCCGGTCTGCTCAGCAGGCGCGGGAAATGTTGGAAACGCGGCACGAACTGTCGCGCGAGTTGCAAACGCTCGGGTTCCAAGCGCCTGAGCTTGACGAAAGGTTGCGGAACCGTGAGGGCAATCCTGGCTCTCGTCGTCCTCGCTTTGGTGGCGGCGGCGATCCTTCTCGTACTGGCGTGGTTGCGAAACGCCGTATTGGCCCGGCGAGCGCGAGCTAAGGCGCTTACCGACAAGTACCCGCTTCTGGGCGTGCTTAAGGGCGCGGACCGTAAGCGCTATCTAGCTGAGCTAGTTGAGCGCGAGCAAGAGGCGTACGACGAGGAAAAGACTGAGCGGTTCTCGGACATGCTCAAGCGCAGTACCTACAACTGAATATCGCATCCGAAAAGGGACCCCTGAGGCTAAGGCTTCGGGGGTCCTTTCCTATGGAAGGAACCAGTTTGAACCGTAAGCGCATTGCGGCTTTCGCGGTGGCGGCTCTGGCCGTCCTGCCTATCGTCGCGTGTTCTACGTCGGTGCCAGCGGGTGTTACGGCGGTCAAGGTGGAGGACTACGCGTTCATCCCGACTGACCCGACCGTTGAGGGCTGCATTAAGCCTGAGACGAACGAGTACAACCCGATTGGCGGCTTCAAGGCGTACATGTACCCGGCCCGCCAGATCAGCTACGACGCGCTGGACGCGCCGGATGCCGAGGCTCCGGCCACGGTCGTCGTGTCTAACGCTTCGGCTCCGGCTGAGCTTAAGGTCCCGGTTACGGTGACGTTCGATCTGACGCAGGACTGCGAGCAGCTTAAGAACTTCCACCGTGACTTCGGTACCAAGTACCAGGGCTGGCTTAACGATGACGGCTCGGTGTCTCAGGGCTGGAAAGACCTGCTGAACTACGTGGTGGGTCAGCCGTTGCAGAACACGTTGGTTTCCATCGCGCAGAAGTACGAGTGGCGCAAAATCTGGAACGACGAGGCCGTTCGGGTCGAGTTCCAGAACGCTCTCCGGGAGACGCTGCCTAAGGTGTCGCGGGACCGTACTGACGGCGTGGACTACTTCACCAATTTCCAGGTGACGGTTATGAAGCCCGATCCGGTGGACGCCAACCTCAAGTCGGCCATCATCGCTGAGCAGAACAGCATCGCGCAGGCTCGCGCGGCTGAGGCTAAGGGCGTGGCTGACGCTAACGCTGCTAAGGCTAAGGCCGAAGCGGACGTGGCGGCGGCGGTCGCTCAGACCAAGGTCGCTGAGCAGGAGGCGCTTAAGCGCGCTGCCGAGATTCGGGGTTACCCGGACGTGGATTCCTACCTCAAGGCGGTTGCCATTGAGAAGGGCATCACGCCGTGGCCGTCTCCGGTGATCGCGGGCGCTCCGGCTCGCTAATTCTCCCTTAGGTGGGGCGCGTCACCTAAGCGGCTGCTCTACAACAACGCGCGCTGTGGCGAAGGCAACTGTTGGTTTGTTGCACCTGCCTGTAAAGCAGGCGCTTCGGCTTCGGGGGTTCAATTCCCTCTCGCCACACGCTTTACCAGTAACCAAACCCTTAAGGATGACATGTCTAAGAGCAATCTCTTTGATCAGCCGGGCGTCGAGCAGATGATTCCCGGTAAGGAACTGCCGGTAGCCGTTAAGGTCACCGGTCGCAACATGCACGCGGTGTCGCTGCTGGTGTCGGTGGCCGGTGAGCAGACCGGCGTCCGTACCGCTGTCTCGGCGTTCTTTGAGTCGGACGGCTCGCTTGATCACGTCAAGCTGACCGCGCCGGGCTACGACCAGGACGTGCCTGCCGGTGACTACTTGGTGCTGAGCGACGACAAGACGACCATCGTCGTTACGGATCAGGAAACCTACGAGTACAGCAAGGCGCTGTTCCCGATCCTGTCCGCTGTCGATGAAGCCGTTAGCGCTGTCGCGGACGCGCTCGGTTCGACGCTGGGGCTTGTGAAATGAGCCTCTTCAAGAAGCCAGCCGCGCCGGTTGCCGTTAAGGCTCCTAAGACCGTGGCGTCCATCACGGCGGGGCTGAGCGACACGCTTGCGGAGCTTGAGGCGCACGCCGACGAGCAGACGACGCAGGCTGAGGCTCAGCGGCAAATGGCTGAGTACGCGTTGGCCGCTGCTGATAAGCACAAGGCTGAGTCTGAACTGGCGGTTAAGGTTGCCGGGAATATCAAGGCTCTGCTCGGCGCGTGATCACGTCAGTTATGAGGCACCTGTTCGCGCTCCATTACTTCCGTAAGGAGCGCGGCAGGTTGCCAACACTCAGAGAGCACTACCGAGAGGTAACAGGTAAGTGAACCTTCGCTTTAAGGTGCTCGGCTACACCATTGCGTCAGTCGAGCTTGAAATGCCGGAGTCCGTTGAGCCGGAAGTTGCCCAGCCGGTCACGAAGCTCACGCAACGCCTCGTTAAGGGCGTTAGCCGCTTGTGGGTTAAGGGGATGGCGGCGTGACGGTGGACGGCGTTAAGAAGCGCTCCCCGGAGCAGGGCCGCATCGTTATCACCCTTGAGTACGACGTGCCCCGTTCGTACTGGCACCAATACGCAGAGGGCCGCAAGATCACGGTCACTGATGCAGTCGATTGCCTACGGCTGAACGTTCAGGACTGGGAGGCGGGCGAGCTTTCCCTTGCGGAACTAATCGACGGCGCTAGCGAGATAAGCGTTACCGCCACTAAGTAAGAAAGACGAACATGACCACTTTCCTACGCAGCTTGCAAGAGCAGTTCAACCACACCACGACGGAGAACGGCGCTCTTGCCCATAAGAGCAGCTTTGATCCGGTGGTGGATTACTTCGGTCTGGCGGGCGCTATGCGTAACCGGGCTGAGGCTTCGGCTGACCTGTTTGAGACGGCTTTCCGTTCGGACGTGCAGGCCGCGATCCGGACCCTGTTCTATCTGCGCGACGTGCGCGGCGGGCAGGGGGAGCGCGATGTGTTCCGCGCGGGCCTTAAGCGGCTCGTCGGCCTTAGCCCCGTTAAGGCGGGCCGGGTGTTGCAGCATGTCCCGTTCTACGGGCGCTGGGACGATCTGCTGATTGAGGGTGTGTTCCAGCACCCGGAGGTCCAGAAGATCATCCTTAACCAGTGGACGGCTGACGTGGCGGCGTACGAGCGCGGCGAGGGCGTGTCGCTGATGGCTAAGTGGCTCCCGTCCGACAAGGCGGCGAATAAGGAACTGGCTATCGCGGTCCGCAAGTCGCTGGGCTTGACGCAGCGCGAGTACCGCCAGACGCTTAGCGCGCTTAGGTCGCGGATCGGTCTGCTTGAGCAGTCTATGTCCCGGAACGATTGGGATATCGACTACGGCAAGCTCCCGGCGCAGGCGCACCGTAAGCACGTCAAGGCGTTCCGTCGTCACGCGGAGGGCGAGTACCAGGCGTACTTGGATGCCGTCGAGCGCGGCGAAGCCAAGATCAACACGGCCACGCTGTACCCGCATGAGCTTTACGACATGGCGACCCGCTACAGCGGCGACCGTAAGGCCGCTGACGTGATGTGGAACAACCTGCCGGATTACACGCGGGGTACGGAGGCCATCGTCATGGCTGACGTGTCGGGTTCTATGCACCAGTCGTGGAGCCAGGGCGCTAACCCAATCGCGGTGTCGGTGTCGTTGGCGCTGTACTTCGCGGAGCGGAACCAGGGCGACTACGCGGGCTACTTCATGACGTTCGCGTCCACTCCGGCGCTCATGAAGGTGCCTTCCGGGGACCTGAGTGCCCGTCTGAGCGCCATTGAGAACTCTACGGGGTGGATGGGTAGCACAGACGTTGGAAAGGCGTTTGACGCGATCCTGGCGGCTGGCGTGAAGTCGGGCACTGTCCCGGCGACTCTCTACATCATTTCGGACATGCAGTTCGACCAAGCGATTGACGACGGAAACGATACGACGTTCCAGACGGCTAAGCGGAAGTTCGCGGCTGCCGGGCTGGAATTGCCGCATGTCGTGTTCTGGAACGTGGACGCTCGGAACGATCAGCTTCCGGCGACGATCTTGGACGGCCAAGTCACATTGGTTTCCGGCTTCTCGCCTACGGTGTTCGGGATGGCGGTAGAGGGCAAGACTCCGCGCGAGCTTGTGGACTCCGTTATCAACTCTGAGCGCTACGAGCGGATTAATCCGTTCTAAAACTTCCATACTGCGGCTCTGAACCGTAAGCTATGGAAATAGGTGGACACAGACAGCAATTACTTTGTTTGCATACAACAGAGAAATGTGTCCAGTAATGCTTGTGGACCCCCACAGCAATTGACAACTCACAGGAAAAACCGGTGGTCGCGGGTTCGAGTCCCGCTCGCTCGGGTAGACCGGGCGATAGCTCAGTTGGTAGAGCATTGGTCGCAGTTAAAAACGGGGTCCAGTTAAAGCGGTTGTGGACGGTAACAGCAACCTAAAACTTTCACTGCTAATGAAATCAAATTCCGTCCAGTCCCACCGCGCAGATCGCCTCCGTATTCAGCCTTAGCGGCTGACCGGGGGCTTTTTTGTGCCCAAACTAAGGGAGACACCATGAAGAGAGTTATCGGCGCGCTCGCTGCCGCTGCCGCGCTTGTGGCACTGCCCGCGTGCGCCACCCAGAATCAGCACTGGGAAAACGGCTGCAAGGTCACGTCCAAGGACACCATTTACGACAAGGACTCCGAGGGCGGCGTTAAGCGCGTTAAGCGCGTTAGCACGACCTGCGGCGCGTTCAACGTGGAGGACGCCTGGGAGGCCGGATCGTTCAACAGCTACGACCTGTGGGCGAAGCTGGAAGAGGGCAAGGTCTACGACCTCAAGGTTGGCGGCATCCGCAACGGCTTCTTTTCCATGTTCCAGACGGTCCTAGAGGTTAAGGGTCCGAATGGCTAGCCGGATCGTTCGGGAGGCCATCGCCAAGTACGCCGAGGCCAAGGGCCAGGACACCGGGCTAGACACGTTCTACCCGGTGCCTAACCGGGCCATGAAGCGGGCGTTCACCTTCGGCGGCAAGAAAACCCTGATCCCTAGCGGTAACGGGGTGCCTGCGGTGCTGATGCGTGAGGGCCGGTCGCGGATTACGAGGGGTACCTCGCGGCCTAAGCCTCGCGGCAAGGTGCTAACGGACGGCCTTAAGCCGATCTTCGTTGACGAGCACGGCGAAGTCGTGGACATGGCGAAGTTCTACGAGGCGGCGGCGTGATCGAAGAGGTATTGCTGACCGCAGCCACCATGTTCCTGCTCCTGCTCGTCTGCTTCGTGCCGTGGTACCTGATCGCGGTTATCGCTGCGGCGTTCGGCGCGGGCTTCGTCTACGGGGGAGGGACTTATGAGTTTCCGCGTAGAGGTTAAGTGCGCTAAGGGCGAGCCGCGCATCATCGTCACCGACCGTGAGCCGGTCGTCGGAAAGATCGGAACCTTAACCGTCCTTAAGGACTCGTCGTACGTGGTGTACGGGCCGGGTTATTGGCAGAGCTACAGCGTGGAGGAACACAGTGGAACCTAAGCATCCGATTGGCACCGTGCTCTACAAGCGGTTTCCCGACGTTGGCCCGGACGCGTTCGACGTGTTCGTGATGACGCATTACGGGTGGGTCGCGGTTGACCAGTACGGCATTCAGACCGGCCAGTTCCCGCAGTTCGACGCGGAGACGGTCAACATCACGCCGAAGGTTAGCGAGGCGTAATCACCGACTATCAAGTAAAGCGGGACTACTGGGATAGGCCAATCGTCTGGCCCGAAGGGGAGACGGACCTATCCGGGGAGTGGAAAGACGGGAGAGGGCGCGATGGCAAGCCAAAGCGATGGTTCCGGCCAAGGTCCAAAGGCGCTAAGGGCTATAGCCGCGCGTCAGGTGCCGGGAAAGGGCTTGACTCCAAAGACGGCCTTGTCGATTGGGCAGCCTGTCAAGCAGCCGTTGGAATCATGTTGGATGCCTCCGCGCGCTCAGAGGTCACAACGCTTATCAACGAGTACGAAGCCGACCCTTGGAACAAAGGCGACGACGGCGGCACCCGCTCCGGTAAGCAGCGGCTTAAGGACGCTGTTGAGCAAGCGCGTAACACTGCCGGTCAGCACACTGCTGCTAGCGCTGGCACTGAGTTCCATAAGCTCGGCGAGCTACGCAATAAGGGTAAGAAACCGCATGTCGTCCAAGAGCACCTAAAGGAACCGCTCTCTAAGTACGACGCGGCGGTTGAGCCGATTGAGTTCATTAGCCAGGAAATCCTTATCGTCAACGACGCTCTGGAACTGGCTGGCTCGGTCGATTACCTCATGGGGCTGCCTCCGGGGATTACCACTCCTGACGGGGTGTACCACGAAAAGGAATTGGTTGTGGTTGGCGACCTTAAAACGGGTCGCTGGGACGCGCGGTTTCCGCTTAGCGTGACGTGCCAATTGTGCGCCTACGGGACTGGTGTGCGTTATGACCAGGAGACGAACACTCGCTCTCCGCTGCATAACCAGATCAATACCAAGTGGGGCGTCATGGTGCATTTCCCGATCATGACTAAGGACCCGGAGGTTCGCTTCTATTGGGTGGACTTGGAAATGGGCCTTAAGGCGTCTCTGCTCGCTAAAGAGGTTCAGGCTATGCGTAACCAGTTCAACTCAAAGGACGCGCAGCTTACGGAATTGGATTTGAGCAAGTATCAATGGTGAACGGAGAGCAATTGAGTGAAGAGTCCGTAAAGGCTGCGCCTAAGAAGTTCACGCTGGCTGAGGCTGAGGCTCAGATCGGTGACCTGACGGCGCTAGTGGAGGACATTCAGGCGCGCGGCGGTACCGGCGACAAGCCGACTGTCTTTGAGTCGTGGAATCGGGTAATGCGCGACGTGCAGGCGATCCGCAAAGACTCGTACAACTCGGGTCAGAAGTTCAACTTCCGTGGCATTGACGCGGTGATGAACGCGGTTGGCCCGGCGCTGCGCGAGCACGGCGTTACGGTCGTCCCTCGCGCGCTTAGCGCGGAAGCGGAGCGTTACCAGACCGCTAAGGGCGGTCAGATGTGTAACCGCACCGTGGAAATGGGCTTCCGGGTGTTCGGCCCGGCTGGCGACTACTTCGACGGCACGGCGTACGGCGAGGCTGCCGACTCGGGCGATAAGTCGATGACTAAGGCTGAGTCCGTCGCGCTTAGGACGTTCCTGCTGCAATCGCTGATGATTCCGACTGACGATCCGGACCCGGATGCTGAGTCGCATGAGCGGGCCACTCCGGCTACTGCTGCACGCTTGCAGCCTCCGGCTCCGGTGGGTAACGCGGACTCCGCGCAGGCTCGCGCTGAGCTTAAGGAACTGGCCGGTCAGAAGGGCTGGGACCTGAACGCGATTGCCGACAAGTTCGCAGCCGACAACAACGGCAAGTTGCTTAAGGACGCGACCGGCGAAGAGGTCACGGCCTACAAGAACCTTCTACAGACAGGGGCGGTAACCGTCTAATGCTTAACAACACGATTGCGGGTGTGCCGGTCGGCCTCATTGAGGCTCCGGCGCACCTGTTCGTGCCCTGCGAACAGTGCTTTGAGAGAGAGGCTGAGTTCGCGGTCGGGCACTCGGATCACAAGCTGGTGTGCGAGTCCTGCTTGGACTGGGGCGACTCGCGGCGCTGGTGGCATCTTGAGCCGCGCCAGGCGCTTAGGGGCAGCGGAGCTATCGCCTTGGCCCACGACGCGGAGCACGACGCTTACACGTATTGGGTGTGGGCCGCATGAGCGCGAACTTTCCACCTGTGCTGCCTGCCGCTAAGGGTGCGCCGGTTCTGTGGGACGCGCGCCAGCTTATTTCCTCGTTTGAGGACGGCAACGAACACGGCTGGCATGAGGAACTGCAATTCCTGTGGTTTGACGACCGCGAGCGGACCATGAAGCTGCTGGACGAGGTTGGCAACGTGGGCCGGATCATGGAGCCGGTCACTGTCGGCCACGACCGTCGCGTGTGGGACGGCCATCACCGGATCGCTGTAGCGCTGGCGCTTAGCTTGCCGGTTCCTGTTGTGTTCGCGGAAGAACAGGAGCCTAGTGAGTGAGCCAACCCACGAATACAACCCGGTAAGCATTGAGCAGGAAATCCTAGCGACGGTTAACGAACTGTCGAAGGGGATTGTCACCGCGCGTGACGCCCATGAGGCGGCGCTGGCTGCGGAGCGTGCCTACAAGCGCGCTTACGCGAAGGCGTTCATGGAACACAAGGGTCCGCAGACCGAAAAGAAGATCGCGGCCAACATTGTTCCTGAGGTTATGGACGCGGAGGATATGCGCGACGTTACCGACGTTGCTTATTCCTACGCTAAGGACCTTAACAACACGCTCGGTAAGAAGTTGGACGCTATTCGCTCGGTGGGCGCTTCGGTGCGCCAGGCGTACGCAAACGCGGGCCGTGGCGAGTGGTGAGGCGTACTGCCGTCGCGTCCTAAAGGACCGCTCTGGGGGCTTCTGCGAGCGATGCACACGCTGGGGACACCTAACCCTGCATCACCGCAAGAAACGCTCTCAGGGCGGTCTCTGGACCCCCGATAACTGCGTGCTCCTGTGCGGCCACGGCACGACCGGCTGTCACGGATGGATTGAGCATCACCCGGACCGCGCTGAGGCGCAGGGCTGGCATGTGCGCCCCTGGCAGGAACCGTCTGAGGTCCCGGTGCTGTGGCGCGGAAACGAATGGTCACTTTTAACCCCCGAAGGAACAATCAATGAGTATCACGCTGGATGAAGCGCGCGACGATCTGCACGACAAGATGGGCGAGGGTGCGGAATGCCCTTGCTGCGGCCAGTTCGCAAAGGTGTATCGCGTTAAGTTCCCGGCTACGGCGGTAAAGCTGATGGCCGAAATGCTTAAGCAGCACCGCGCGGGTGTGCAGTGGGTCCACGCTCCTACCGCTGGCCCTCCGGGAGGTAACCCGGTTAAGGCCCGGCATTGGGGTCTGATCGAACCGATGCCGGATGCGGTGCGCGAGGACGGCTCTAAGCGCGTCGGCTTGTGGCGGCTTACGACCAAGGGTTACGGGTTCATCCGCAACATGGTCGCTGTCCCGAAGTACGCGCTTCTGTTCAACAACGACTGCTTGGCGCTTGACGACAGTGAGGGCAACGTCACTGCCGCCGAAGCGGCTGGTCACAAGTTCAACTACCGGGAGCTAATGGCGGGTGTCTGACTTCGGCAGGATTGACCGGAAGTTCTGGGATCATCCCAAAGCTAAGCAAGCCGGTAACGCTGCGCTAGGTCTGTGGGCTAAGGCGAACTCCTGGTGCCGGGATAACCGGTCCGGGGGGTTCGTCCCCCGCGAGGTCGCGCTAGAGCTTGGCACTCGGGACGAGGCGAACGCTCTCGTTAAGGCCGGGCTGTGGCGCACCGTCAATAAGGACGGCGCGTTTATCGGCGTGCAGTTCAACGACTATGACCATTGGAACGACGACGTTGAGCCAAACACCGTCGCGGGCGATTTAGTCCGCAAGGTCGTTCCGGAATCCCAGCCAGTAGCGATCCGTAAGCAGTTGGTCAAAAAGACTGCGGAAATGCTGCGGGAGGGGATCGACGCGGAGATTTTGGAGCGCGCTCTTAACCTCTGGCTCGCTAAGGACTTCGGGCCGGGCATCCTGCCCAACCTCGTTAGTGAGGCGCAGAAAGAGGCGCAGCGCGCGGCCACTCTCCGCAACTGCATCACCGAATGTCTTAAGACGGGGCAGGTCAGTCCGCTTAAGGCGTACGGGTACATCTTCACGCCTCCCGTACCTCCGGACGGCCTTGACGTGCAATCGCGTCGGGCATGGATGGACGGCGCTAAGCGGGATTGGCTGAACGAACTGAGAGGACGGGTCGCAGCTTGAGCGAAGCTCAGCCACCGCAGGACGCTAACGCTGAACAGTGCGTAATCGGGTCCATTCTCATGTCGGCTAAGGCTCTTAACGAGCTTTCGACGATGATTACGGCTGAGGATTTCTACCGGCCTATCCACGGCGAGATTTTCGCTGCTGCGATGGCCTTGCTGTCTGCCGGGGAGCCGGTGGACGCGATGACGACCGCCAAAGAGCTTGAGTCGCGCGGCCAGCTTCGCAAGATCGGCGGGGCACCGTACCTGCTGACCTGCCTTGAGGTCACACCTACGGCGACGAACGCTCGGGCGTACGCGCAAATGGTGCTGGACAAGGCGAAGCTCCGGCGCATGGCTGAGCTTGGTAACAGGCTTAAGCAACTGGCGTACTCGGAGACGAGTAACAGCGAGGACGTGGCGGCGCTCCTGGGCGAGGGTGAGAAGTTCTTTCGGCAGGAGCATGAGCCGGATGACTCCGCGCTCAGCATGGGCAAGATGATTGAGTCCTGGGAGCACTGGCAGTCCACGGCTGAGGGCTACATCAAGACTCCGTGGGAGGCCGTCAATGAGCGGCTGAACGGCGGTCTACAGCGCGGGAGGCTCTACACCATTGGTGCTAGGCCGGGCGTCGGTAAAAGTGTCGCAGCGTTGCAGATAGCGGCCAATTCGGCGTTCTGGGGCTTCCCTGCCGCGTTCTTTACGTTGGAAATGTCGTCGGATGAGGTCACGTCGCGTCTGGTGTCGTCCGGATCAAGCGTGGATTTCGGGAAGATCATGCGTAAGAAGATCGACCTTGAGGACCGCGCGAAGATCGACAACTACCTAAAGCTGAACGACACCATGCCGCTACAGGTGGTTGACCGGGCGACGATCACCACGGAGCAGATCGTGGCGCATTGCCGGGCGGTCGGGAATCTGGACACCGTTGTTGTGGATTACCTGCAACTGATTAAGGCCAGTGACCCGAAGCTCTCGCGTGAACAGCAAGTGGCGCACATGTCTCGGTCGCTAAAGATCGCGGCGCGTGAGCTTAACGTCGCAATGGTCGTGTGTTCGCAGCTAAACCGCGGTCCCCTTAAGGACGGTAAGACGCGCGCTCCGAATATCGGGGACCTACGCGAGTCGGGCGCGGTCGAACAGGACTCGGACGTGGTTCTGCTTTTGCACCATGACGAGGACGACCCCGGAATCATTCAAATGATTATCGGTAAGAACCGTAATGGGAGGATGGGCGATCTTGCGCTCAACTTTGAGGGTCACTATCAGCGGATCACATGAGTAAAGAGATTGAGGCGCTTATGTCGCCTAAGCCTCTGCATTGGACCGAAGAGGCGCTTTGTCATGATGACCGGCGCTTTACGGGTGACGAAAAATTTCTAGGTCCGCAGGACTGGACGGAAATGGCGGCTAAGTGCTTTGACTGCCCGGTCCGTAAGCAGTGCGACGACTGGGCCATTCGTGAGGGCGTTACCGACGTGTTCGCGGCTGGCTATTGGAGGCATGGACATGGCGAGGCCGAGGAAAGCGCCGGAGACGGCGGCGGTACCGACAACTGAAACGAGCAGGCCATCTTGGCGCTTTCAACGGTTCACGCCCGCTTCGGGTAAGAACCGGCTCCTGTTCTCGTACGAGGGCGGGGATGAGCTTCTGAACGACAAAGGTGTCAACGCTGCGCTAACGAGGCTTAGCGAGCAGTTAAGGGGCGTGAAGTGACGGCGTATTTCAACGTTCTCCGGGCGGCTGCCGGTGAGAACCCTTGGGGGCATGGCTGCGCGGGTTGCGGTCAGTCCACTTACGGCCAGCGCCACGGCGCGTGCGAGCGCTGCGAGGGCGGCTACGACGACGAAGAGGACTACCCGCGTGATTGAGCCGGATGAGGACTACGAAAACCCGATTGGTGAAGTGCTGGACGAGGACACCGTTGCGGACCTTGCGTCGGCCCACTTCACCTATTCCATTGCCGGTCTGCTGGGAATCAAGTTAGGGAGTCCGTGGTGGCCGTTTACTTAAGGGCTTACAACGAGGAACTGGGCACCGTGCGAAATGTGGCGGTGCCCTTTCAGTATCCCGGTGGCGAATGGGACCTTAAAGCGGTCCACCAGTTCGACTACCAGTACGTGACGTGGGTGGCCGAAGTTCGCGGCGCTGACCTTAACGACTATATGGCGGCGGCTCTGCTGTCTAACGTCGCGGTACAGCGTGGCGAGGACTTCGTTCTTATGGTCCCTTACCTGCCTGCTGCTCGCGCGGACAAGGGGAGTCCTGCCGGTTGCATCCCGTATGGCGACCTAATCGCGGCGATGAACACGACGAACATCATCACGATTGATCCGCACTCTTACCGGATGCCCGACTATCTGCGGGCGACCGCTGGTGCGGTTACCGCGTTGTCGGCGCTGCCGCTGCTGGACCGGTCGCTTGAGAGCCAGGGGCATTGGCGGTTCGACGGGATCATTGCACCGGATAAGGGCGCTAAGGACCGCGCCGAAGAGGTCGCTAAGCATTACGGGTTGGACCTGTATGTGGCCGACAAGGTGCGCGATTTCGACACCGGCAAGATTCTTGACTACAAGATCAACGTTCCTAAGAGCGGTCAATATCTGGTGGTTGACGATATCTGCGACGGCGGCTGGACGTTCAAAGAGCTAGCGGAGGTTAGCGGCCTGTTCCAGTCGCAGCTTAGCTTGTGGGTTACGCATGGAATCTTTTCCGGTAACGCCCATGAGCTTCGCACTTATTACCGGCGCATCTATACGACGGACTCGCATCCCGGCCATAACCGGGTGGGGATCGCTACGACGATTGTGCCCACCTTTACCTACATGCATGAAGCGATGACTAAGGGGATCAAGTGAGCACGAAATTCGCGCCAGTGGCGGCGCTGTTCCAGACGGACGCGTACAAGCTGGGGCACATTCAGCAGTACGCGCTTAGCGGGAACGTGACTAACGTCTATTCCAACTGGACTAACCGGAAGTCGCGCCTGCCAGGCGTCGATAAGGTCGTTCACTTCGGCTTGCAGGCTTATATCGCTAAGCACCTGATGGAAGCGTTTGAGCCGTTCTTTGAGGCTGACGAGGACACGGTTGCCGCGCTGTACGAGGAACGCGTTACGCAGATTCTCGGGCCTAACACGATTGGCTCCGGCCATATCCGCAAGCTGCACCGTAAGGGCTATCTGCCGCTCCGCTTCTGTGCGGTGCCGGAGGGGACGATGGTTCCTATCGGCGTGCCTAGCTTCACCGTGGAGAACACGGACCCGGAGTTCTACTGGCTGACCAACTACGTGGAGACCGGCATTAGCGCGGGCGTGTGGCAGGCCAGCACTAGCGCGACCATCGCTAAGGAATACCGGCGCGTGATGATGGACGCGGCGCGGCTTACCGGCTCAGACCCGGTTGGCGTTGACTGGCAGGTCCACGACTTCTCTTACCGGGGCATGTCCTCGCATGAGAGCGCGGCGGCGTCGGGCGCGGCTCACCTGTTGAGCTTCACCGGAACGGACTCGCTGGTGTCGCTTGAGTGGATCGACCGCTACTACGGCGGCGACTACATCGCTGGCTCGGTGCCCGCTACTGAGCACTCGGTGATGTGTACCGGCATTGAGACGGTAGGGGAGCTTGAGACGTTCAAGCGGCTCTTGGCGCTGTACCCGGACGGGATCGTTAGCGTCGTTAGCGACACCTTCGATCTGTGGCGCGTGCTGTGGGAGTACCTGCCTGCCTTGCAGAAGCAGATCATGGCGCGCAACGGCAAGCTGGTGATCCGGCCTGACTCGGGCGATCCGGAAAAGATCATCTGCGGTGATCCTGACGCGCCGGTCGGCTCTAAAGAGTGGTACGGCGTGCTGGGCGCTCTCTACGAGCACTTCGGCGGCAAGCAGAACGCGGCGGGCTTCATTGAGATTGATTCGCACGTAGGCGTCATTTACGGCGACTCCATCACGCTTGAGCGCGCTAAGAGCATCACTGACCGGATGGCGAAGCTCGGCTATGCCTCTTCCAATGTGGTGTTCGGTGTGGGCAGCTTCACCTACCAGCACAACACGCGCGACACGTTCGGGTCCGCGATGAAAGCGACGTGGGTAAAGGTCGGCGCTAACACGTACGACCTGCTTAAGGACCCGGTTACCGACGACGGCACCAAGAAGTCCGCGACCGGGCGTCTGGCGGTGCTACGCGATCTGCACGGCGAGCTTGTACTTCTGCAAAGGGCCGACTGGATGGACGAATACTCGTCGGAGCTTCGTCCGGTTTGGGAGAACGGCAAGTTCGTCAACTTCCAGTCATTTGCCCACGTCAGGGGCGTGCTGGGGTCCTACTCGTAAATTCAGGTGTCCGACTTTCCGGACAGATTGGCGTCTGTCCGGACTGTCGGTGCTTGACTGATTTGCAGACGAGAAAGGGGGCCAGAATGGCTCTGACTCTTACCGCGATGCGGGGATATCCCGGCTCGGGTAAAAGCACGAAAGCGCGGGAGATTGCGGACGCTACCGGGGCGGTAGTCGTTAACCGCGATGCGCTCCGGAAGATGCTTCACGGCGAGTGGTTCCACGACACGCACGCTAAGGACGCTAAGACGTTTGAGGCTGAGGTAACCATTGCGGAGCGCGCGGCGGTTCAGGCTTACCTCAAAGAGGGCGTGTCGGTGGTGGTGGACGCTACGCACTTGGAGCCGTCTTACCTCCGCAAGTGGAGCAAGCTCGCGGCGCAGTACGGCGCTCAGTTCGTCCGCGTTGACGTGGATACGGACTTGGCGACGTGTAAGCAGCGTGACCATGCTCGGATGCTGGCTGGTGGCCGGTACGTCGGTGACAAGGTGATTGACCGGATGGCTAAGCGTCATCCGGTTAAGAACTGGCCGGATATTCAAGCGCCACCCACCTTTGAGGTTGAGCCGGTCGAATGGCTGCCGTGCCTGCCTGAGGCGATCATCGTTGACATTGACGGGACGCTCGCGCAGATGACCGGGCGCTCTCCGTACGACTACAGCCAGGTCCATACGGACGTGGTTGACGAGCAGATCAAGTGGCTCGTTAACACGCTCTGGCAGTGGAACGAGGACTTGCGGGTTCTGATCGTTTCCGGGCGAGACGACGAGTGCCGGGACGCAACCTTTAGCTGGCTGGTCGCTAACGGTATTCGGTTCGACCAGTTGCATATGCGGCCTACCGGCTCGGTGGATAACCACGGAAACAAGCTGCCGGATTACCTGATCAAGTACCGGCTGTTCAACGAGCACATTCGCGGGAAGTACAACGTCCGCTTTGTGCTGGACGACCGTAATCAGGTGGTGGACCTGTGGCGTTCACTCGGGCTTAAGTGCCTGCAAGTTCAACCGGGAGATTTCTAATGCCGACGATAAGCATTACGCCTAACGGCGTGCAGTTCCCGATTCCGGATTGTGACGCTGAGGTCTTTTATGACCCTAAGACGCGCACTCTCCTGATTGAGGGGCTAACAGACGAGGACCGCATTACCACGCGTTCCGACAGTAGGGACGGCTCACAGGCGGTTCTTATCCGGATCGCGTAAGTGGAGCACCGGCTAACAGTGCCTTTCAAACGGCCACCCATGACCGCTAATGATCAGCGGCGCGCACACTGGGCCGTAGTTGCTAAGGCCAAGAAAGAAGTCGGGGACGTAGTTGAGTGGCAGGCACGGCGGGCGGGCATTAAGGACTTAGGTCCGTCCGTCGTGTCGGTCCTCTGGTACACGCCCACTAAGCGTGCTACCGACTCCGATTCACTCGGGCCGTTCGTTAAGGGTGCTCTGGACGGCTTAGTAAGGGCTGGGGTCTGGCCTGACGACAACTCGCGTTACGTCAAACAGACCTGCATGGCAGTAAGTGACGGGGATACGAAAAACCCACGTATTGAGATAAGGATTAGGGAAGTTGGCGACACAGGAATTGAAGTGGTGGCATGAGGCGCTTTGCGCTCAGGTAGACACCGATCTGTTCTTTCCGGAAAAGGGTCAGGGCGTTTCGCTTGCTAGGCGGGTCTGCAATCTCTGCCCGGTTAAGGCTGAGTGCCTTGAGGACGCTTTGGTTGAGGAATACGGCAAGTGCAAAACCCTCCGCTTCGGTGTGCGCGGCGGGACGACCCCTAACGCTCGGTACCACATGGAAAAGCAGCGTGAGCGCGAAATGACGGAGGCGGCGTGACCATAGAGGCTCTGCACTTGTCCGGTATCCGGACCCGTCAGATTCCCGAATTAGCGGACTTCCCGTCGCTCCCAGGCGCGCTCTGCAAGGGCCATGAGGACCCGGACCTATGGCACCCCGGCCCAGGCGCGGGAGGCCGTAACAGGCGCGATCAGGCCATCGCAATCTGCAAGCAGTGCCCGGTACAAGCGGCGTGTCTGGAATACGCATTGGAGTGGGACCGGGACCACGCCTACCTAGACCGCGTGCAGGGCGTCTGGGGCGGTGTCGCTGAGCCTGACCGCAGGAAAATGCTTAAGGAGAATAAGGGTGCTGCTTAGCACGAAGATCAAGCTGGACTGCGGGGTTCTGGACTACTCCTACAACCCGGTAGCCGACAACCATTGCGTGAAGTTCCAAGCGGGCTGCACGCGGGGTATGTGGGTCAAGCTGCTCTACAAGCCGGGCGAGGTAATCAGCGCGATTGCGCCTTACCGGGGGCATCCGGACGTGGACGCGCTCTGCTCCTGGTTGCAGAGTCAAGCCAAGCTGCCGCGCTATGTCCGCTAGGTACATCGTTCTGCGCTTTGAGAAAGGCGCGGACGGTGAGCGGTCTGTGGAGTGGGAGCTTAACGAGAACATGGACGACCCTAAGCGTCCTAGCTGGGGTCCTAAGCGCTACCGCACGTTCAAGCGCGAGAAAGACGCGATCCGGTACGCGATCAAAACTCACGGTTCGGTCCTGAGGGTTGGCGTTGACCCATTGACAATGGAGGTTTCTACGCGGTGGGTGACGACTTACGAACCGCTGTGAGTCCGCGTTGCCGCTCCGGTAAGCGATGCGTCAGCCGCACGTCGGACGGTCCCGCTCTGGTGGCGCTCCGTCCGCTGTGCGACGGCTGCGTTAAGGACATTCAGAAGTGCCTTGACGAACTGCCCGGCTACATAGGGATGCTTGAGCTTTACAAGGGCTACACGCCCGGCTCAGTTGGGCAGTCCAAGGTAAGCAACGGGTCCACGGAGCCTAAAGCGCCGCTGAACATGACGGTCATTGACCTTATCGGCCAGGCGCACGCGGTGATCCGTCGCGTGGACGGCTATCTGGTGCGGGACCTAATCACGCTTAGCGGCGGCTTAGAGATTGCGTTGGATATCCGCGATGTGCATTCCAAGGCTGACGGGATTATCGGCCTGCAACGGGTGTGGGAGCGGCGGCGCGTCCCCTGCCCAGATTGCAACCTAGCCACTCTCGGGGGATGGCTGGGAGAGGACCGCATTTACTGCACTAACAGTGAGTGCATGTCCGTCTTTAGTAAAGCGCAGTACGAAGAGTATTGCTTAGCGAAATCGAAAGAGAGAAAGCGTGCCTAACGCGGCTATTCAAATTCAAGGCAACCTCACCGCTGATCCGGAACTGAGGTTCTTGGACTCCGGCGTGGCGGTCGCTCAGTTCTCGGTGGCGTCTACTCCCCGCAAGTTCAACAAGCAGACGAACGAGTGGGAGGACGGCGAAACCGTGTTCCTCCGTACGTCGGTGTGGCGCGAGCTTGCAGAGGGCGCGGCTGAGAACCTGCGTAAGGGTGACAACGTTGTCGTGATCGGCAACCTCAAGCAGCGCGCTTACGAGAAGGACGGCCAGACTCGCACCGTCTTTGAGATTGACGGCGAGTTCGTCGGCAAGAGCGTGCGTGCGCGTAAGAGTGGTGGCGGCTCTAAGGCTGCCGCTAACGACGGTCCCGGCTGGTAACCAGCCACGGACGACGAAACTCTTATGTCTCACGAAAAGACTTCCGAGGTAGTTCGGAAGATTCATAAGGCTGCTCGCGTCCGGGGGATGGAACTAACCATTTCCCGGCGCGGGGGCAATCACACCATTTACGACTTAGACGGTCACATGGTCACTATCCCTAACGGCTCTAAGGTCACGCGGGTTGAGGCCACTTACCGGCAGTTGCAACCGAAACTTGGAAAAGGGTGGTGGCGCGAATGAGCTTCGACGCACCTGAGAACGTTAACTACGCGGCGACCATCGTTAAGCTGCCTGAGCCGCAGGCGGTGCCGGGGCTGGACAACCTCGTCGGTATCCCGATGTTCGGTTACCAGGCGCTAACGCAGAAGGACTCCGCTAAGGCCGGGGACCTCCGGGTGCTGTTCGTCGCGGAGACGCAGCTTGACCATGAGTACGCGAGCGCCAACAACCTGTACCGGGAGGCGACCCTTAACGCGGACTCCACTCAGACCGGCTACCTAGAGCAGAACGCTCGGGTTAAGGCGATCCGGCTCCGCAAGAACCAGTCGGACTGTCTGCTGATGCCGCTTGAGTCGCTGGCCTACACCGGCTACGACGTGAGCACGCTCAAGGTCGGGGACACGTTCGACAAGCTGAACGGCCACGTTGTTTGCCGTAAGTACGTTCCTGCTGGTCAGCGCACCGCCGGCTCGGTTGCTGGGGCGCCCAAGATTCGGCAGCGGGTTGACCAGAAGTTGTTCCCGATGCATCTGGACACGGAGCACCTGTTCCGGAATCTCCAATGGTTCCGTAAGCCCCGCCACGTCGTCATCACGCAGAAGTTGCATGGGACTAGCTGGCGCGGCGGGAACGTGCCTGTGCGGCGAGATAAGGGCCGTTTGGAGCGCCTTGTGAACCGGCTGGGGATCAAGACTCCGGACACGGAGTACGAGCATGTGTTCGGCTCGCGTCGGGTGGTCAAGGGCAAGAGCACCGACAACCACTACTACGAGTCCGATCTGTGGACCGACTACGGGCAGAAGCTCTTGGGGCTTATCCCTAAGAACTTCATGGTCTACGGCGAGCTTATTGGGTGGGTGGACGACCAGTCCCCGATTCAGAAGGGCTACACGTACAACCTGCTGCCGGGCACCGCTGAGCTTTACGTGTACCGGGTGGCGACGGTTAACGAGGACGGCGTTATCGCTGACCTGTCCTGGGAGGGCGTTAAGGACTTCTGCCGGTCGCTTGGGCTTAAGTGGACGCCTGAGCTTTGGGCGGGGATCGAATGCGTGCCGGAATCGGTAGACGATGAGAGCTTCGTTTCCGGCTACCAGTTGGACTACTTGGACGCGCGGTTCACCGATAGTCCGGGTGCCCAGCATTTCAACGAGGCTCCGGTTCCGCTTAGCAACGCTAAGACGGTGGATGAGGGCATTTGCGTGCGGATTGAGGGTCAGATTCCGCGCGTGTTCAAGGCCAAGTCTCCCAAGTTCTTGGAACACGAGACTAAGGCGCTTGATAACAACGAGGTCGATTTGGAGGCCGCTGCTTAATGACTGACTACAAAGAGGAAATCAAGGCGCTGCGGTTGCGCGAGCTTAAGGCTAAGGCTGAGCTTGCAGAGTTGCACGCGGCTCAGGCCGCGCGCCAGGAGGCCCATTTCCTAGCGACTGATGACATGGTGCGTAAGCACTACTTCATTGGTGGCGTGGACTCTAAGAACGTCGCGGATTGCGCGCAGCACTTGGAGTTCTGGCACCGGATTGACCCGACGTGCGACATGACCATTGAGATTCACTCGGGCGGCGGCTCGGCGCTGGCGGGGATCAACCTGTTTGAGCACCTGACGCGCTACAGCTTGCAGGGCGGCGGGACGCACAAGCTGACCATGCATGTGTGTGGCCTGGCTGCCTCTATGGCGACGGTGCTGGTGCAGGCTGCCGACGAGCGTGTCATTGGGCCGGAGTCGTGGTTCATGGTGCATGAACTGTCGGGCCAGACGGCGGGCAAGATCGGTGAGCTTGAGGACACGATGAGCTTCTACCGGCGTCTTAACGACCGTATTGGCGAAATCTATGTGGCGCGGTCGGGCGGCAAGTTGTCCCCGGAGGGCTTTAAGGCTCTGTGGACGCGGCAGGACGTGTGGCTGACGCCCACGCAGGCGCTTGACTTCGGCATGGTGGATCGGATTGGAGGCGTTTAATGAGCTTTAAGGCTCCTACCCTGAGGGATCAGGGCGCATACGGCGTGCAGCCGCATGAGGTCGCGTTCGCGCCTGAGGCTCCGGTGTCGCAGCCGGTGTCCAAGATCAAGGCGATTAAGGCGGCGCGCGATGCTGTCGAGCGCGGCGGGTTCGGTAACCGGCTGGGCCTTAAGGACGCTAAGGACGCGGTTGAGGCCGTGTTCCAGTCCATTGAGGATCAGGGGTTCAAGCTCGTTGACTCGCCGGTCGGTGAGGATGAGGTTGTCCTGTCGGACGCGGAGACCAAGGCGGCGCGTAAGGCGCTTACGCAGGTCCACGCTAACGCGGACGTGAAGCTGGCGGCGGTGCTGGCGGCGATCAACAACATTCGCAACAACGATCCGGTGGGCACGCTGCGTAAGAACAGCAAGGGCCAGTACGCGTTCTCCTACGAGCCGGGTAAGTGGCTGCTGATCGACGTGGATAAGCCTGCTTACCGGGCTGAGGAATCCCCGGCGCAGAGCGCGGCCATTCAGGGTTCCTGGGCGCTGATCGCTAAGGGCTAAGTGGCTGCGGTTCTTATCGGCGCGATGGTGGGGGTGCTCTTTCTGCTGATCATCCCCGCCATCGTTGTCGGCCTACTAGTGCTGATAAGGGACTTATTCAGATGAGATACACATTGCTTGCCGGGTCGCGCGACGGCCTGGCCTTGGTGATGCATGAGGGCGGCGAGACGTACCGGTACAACCTGAACGGCGACGTAATCACCTACCAGCTTGCGGACCACGCGCGCGCGTTCTATCCGGGCACTTCTGAGACGTGGCATTACGTCGGTAAGACGTTTGACTCTGTGCAGCAGATGCAGGTCTGGTGGCGATACGAACGGACGGGTGTCTAAGTGGCCTTGGCCGTCAGATACTAAGGACGACCGGTACCGGAGGATCATTGATCACTACCGGTCGGCCTTAGCTGATATCGACCTAGAGGCTTGCTTAGCAGTCGATAAGAAGATGGCCGATTACGGACAGCCGTGGGTGTCTGATAACTCCGTCGTGGACGTTAACGAAATGCTGAGCGCTCGCCAATTCGCGGAGCGGTTCGGTATCTCGGAATGGGACGTGCGGAATTGGGCTAAGCGGTACCCGGAGAAGATTCGCAAGCATAAGGCGGCTAATGGTCGGACGCTCTTTAGGGTGGGCGACGTACTGACGTACAACGCGACTCGCTAAAGGGAACTCTTGGTCATGATTTAATTAAAGAGGGGAAAAGTGTATCTAAATGTGGGCTGAGTCTCCGCTTGTGCCCGGCATTCAGGTTTCCGATCAGGGCATTATCAAGGGTCCCCGCAAAGAGCTTTCACAGTGGACAGACGATCAGGGCTGTAAGCGCGTCAAGGCGGGCGGGAGGCCGTACGCGGTACATCTGCTGGTGTTGACTGCGTTCGTCGGCCCACGGCCACCTGGGGGCAAGCCACGATGGCTTAACGGTGACCCAACGGACAACCGGCTGGTGAATCTCACCTGGCAGGTTCCCGACGAGCCGGAAGTGCTGACGCGGATCAATCGCTGCCGGAACGGTCACGTCTACTCACGCGAGAACACGAAGGTATGGGGTTCAGGTCACCGGATTTGTTTGGACTGCGAACGCGGCCATCCCCCGGTGATAACGCTTCCAGAGGTTCTATAGCGCGCACGCCCAGTGTGGGGCGGTTCTGGCTGCGCTAGCGGACGGTCATATAGCGGGCCGTCCGTTCTTTCGCGTTAGGAGGTCACATGCCAAAGCTGAGGCCATCCGATATCGCTTGGCTAAGCATGGTCGCGGGGATTCTCGCTTACGAGTGGCGCGCGCCTGCGGGGGAGCTACTTAGCGAGGGTTGGGATCGGTACTTGCAGAGTCATCCTGTCGCGGCTCGGGTGTTCCCGGTGCTGCTGATTCTGCATGTCATTAACGCGCTGCCGCAAAGGGTTGACCCATTCCATTGGGCATTCTGCGCTATGCAGGCAGCGGGGAGAAAAGCAATTGACCACGAAGGATGCAATTAACCCGTCGCACTACAAAGACGGTTGGTCGAATGGCGCGGAAGTCATCGACATTACCGAGAATTTGAACTTTAACCGTGGCAATGCGGTCAAGTACATTGCCCGCGCTGGGGCTAAGGACCCGGATAAGACTATTGAGGACCTTGAAAAGGCTCAGTGGTATTTGCAGCGCGAGCTTAAGCGCCTTAAGCGTGAGGCCGATAAGCCTAAGGGTCAGATCGTTGATACGACGATCCTGATTGGCGGCGGGCCGGTCGCGGGGCAGCTTATGAACGAGGACTACTACAGGTCGCTCGCAAAGATGCCGAGGGGGTTTGCGTGAGCGCTAAGGTTCTGGTCCTAGACATTGAGACGCAGCGAGCGATCGTTGAGACGTTTTCCCTGTTCAGGCCGTTTATCGGCATTGACCGGGTGATTAAGCCGACGCGCGTCCTTTGCTTCGCCGCTAAGTGGCGCGACCAGGACAAGGTGATCTTCAAGAGCGCCTGGGACGACGACGACGAGGACGCCTACCTCCGCATGATGCAGGCCGCTTGGGACCTGCTTAACGAGGCAGACATTGTGGTCACTTGGAATGGTGACCGGTTCGACGTGCAGTGGTTTGAGGCTGAGTTCCTGCGCCTGGGCCTGGGCCGTCCGCTCCCGTACAAGAGCGTTGACCTGATTAAGACGGTTAAGCGCTGGTTCAAGGGCGGGCTTATGTCCATGAAGTTGGATTGGTCCTCGCGCATCGTCCTTAAGGACCGCAAGGTGCATCACGGCGGCGCTGATCTGTGGCATGACATTCGTTGGGGGACCCGCGCTGAGAAGCGGGCCGCGCAGAAGCTAATGCGTGAGTACAACGAGCATGACGTGGTTCTTACGGGTCGCTTGTTTGAGCATCACTTGCCGTACCTGACGAATTTGAACTTGGCTCTGTATGAGCAGAACGAGGACGGCGAATTGCACTGCACTAAGTGCAACAGCACGAATCTAAAGAAAGACGGAGTGAAGGCTTACGTCACTAGCGCGGGTGTCTATCAGATGTTCCGCTGCAAGGACTGTGATGCCACGTCTAAGGGCAAGAAGATTCGCTCCACTACGGAATTGAGGCCGGTCTAATGAAGCCTGTAGCGCAGCCGAATAAGCATTATCAAGTGATGCTGGCGAGCTTGCTTGCGAACAAGCGGGGGACGCTTGCGAACAACGTCTCCGCTTTTAACGTGGACCTAGCGGCTAGGCGTTGGATTAAGTAATGGCTGCCGGGAAAGAGGTCACCCCTAAGGACGCGGAGAATACCGAGAAGCTACGCCAATATTGGCTGGTCGGTAACGGCTCTCATGTGATCCGATGGGGCGCTCCTGGTGACTTTTCACGCTGTGTCGTCGCGGTCGGGCGGTTCATGAAGGACCCTGAGGGGTACTGCGCGAACCTGCATCACCGGGCGTTGGGTTATTGGCCCGCCACGCACGCGAAGATGGAACGCGAAGGTACATAGCGTGTACGCTGGCAGCTATGTCTAAGGCAGCAGCGCGCGCACGTCAGGAGCTTCGTCGGTCTAACGCGGCGGTTCCTCACCGTAACCGTTATCGGGAGCACAAATCGGGGAAGGGTTTGCATGGGGAGGCCGTAGCAGAGGGGGTTGCTGATGCCTGGGAATCTACGGAAGAAGAGTGGGGCTGGCAAGACTGAACGCGATTACCTCCGGGCACGTCGGCGTGTCCTGAGGCAGTCGCAAATCTGCGCTTACCCTCCGTGCCGTAAGGCTATCGACTTGAACCTTAAGCCGATCTGTCAGTTTGTGGACACGTCATTGTTCACGGTTGAGACGGCGCATCTAATCCCGCTGACTTGTGGGGACGGCTGCCGGGAAGCTAAGCATTCACGCAAGGCTAACCCGTATGGCGCGTCTGCTAACCACAAAATCCCGGTGTCGCAGTTGCCTCCGGATTCCGACATGCTCGCTTCTGCTAAGAACCTTGAACCTATGCACCTTAAGTGCAATCAGGAGCTTGGGGACGGCGACATTAAGCCTAGAAACAAGGTTTCTAGAGATTGGTTCGCATAATGTCTGATGAGTTCGATCCCGATAATGCTGATGACGACGGCAACTTGCTGGTCGCTGAGCTTAGGATCATTCAGTACATCGACGCTGACGGTCAGCTAAATACCGTCGATTTCTCGCAAGGCGCTGGTGGCGTTGAGCTTGAGGAAAATGATTACGCGAAGCTGCTGGACTGGGCGCGGGCGTTTGTGCTTGCTCCTAAGGTGGCGGCGATTCTAGCCGGTAATGACTGAGGTCTATAAGTCCGACGTTGAGTGCCGGTGCCTTAGCTGTGACGACATGATCCGGCTAGGTGATGAAGTGCAGGAACTATCCGGAGAGCTATTTCATGCCGAGTGCATTTAGGCCGTACGACCGTTGGGGACCGTTGCCGACTGTGGCGCAGGTAGAGGCCATCTATAACGCGGTGGGCTACTCCTACGAGGCCGGTGAGTTTCCGGAAAACATGGACCCGTACACGGAGGCTTTCGTGGTGGGGGACGGCGGGCTGCTTAACGCGCTGTCGGCCCTTAAGCGGGCGCTGTGCCTGCTGGACGTTCAGCGGGTGGAACGGGAGCGGGAGCGTGCCGGATCAATTCATGGCTGACTGCTGCGTTGCAGATCACGGCATGTGCGATCCGTGCTGCCTGTGTGGGGAGCCGGAGGGCATTAACGAGCGCCCGGATTTAGCTCCCCCGTCTAACCCGATCCCAGCGCGCGTCAAGCGGAAGATCAATAATCCTTGGCCTACGGAACGTAAGGGCTGGGGCTAAGCCACCTTAGCTCAGCGGTAGAGCAGCGCCTTCGTAACGCGCAGGTCAACGGTTCGATTCCGTTAGGTGGCTCTGTAAACAAACATTGGAGGTAGAAGATGGACCCGGTACTAATTGAGAAGCAGCGGCGCGGCGCGGTGCAGGAGCTTCGGGACCGTAAGGCTTGGCCTACGGCGACTGAGCCGGTTGACCCAAAGACGGAGTTTGAGCCTGAGGCTGAGAAGCCTAAGCGCGGTCGCCCGGCTAAGCAGGATGCTCCGAAGCCTGAGGCTGAGGACATTGAGGTCGCGGTCAGCGAATAAGCATTACCGCGTATCGTCCGCATAGGGACTGCTAGCCCGGACTGGTACGCATTTTAACTGGGAGTCGTAGTCCCCCGTTCAAATTGCTAGCAGAAGCCCATACCGGTTAGGGCAACTACGTTCCGGAAACAGGTGTAATGGTTGCATGAGGCGTTTGGATCGCCGGGGTTCGGGGTTCGACTCCCTGGTTTCCGACATGATTGAGCTAGACAAAGAGTCCACTTACCGTGACCGTTTAGGCCGTAAGTGGGAATGGTCAGACCTTAGCGGTTGGGTGATCAACCGCATGGCTACCTTCGGGGGGTTCTGGCCTGATGATGAGTTTGCGCCGTTCACGGTGATTGATCCGTGTCCGACGTGTGGAAGGTAAGGCGCACGCTAGCCTCACGGTTAGTGGCCTTCGGTTATGTCCCTACCGACTGAAAGGGATCGTTGCAGAACTTTCGTATAACTGTCGTCCTGCCGGGGGTTGCGTAACACTGACCTATACCCGGTCGCTGTATGGTTCCACGGTGTTAAGCAAACGGGCCACTTTCTTAGCTCGGTAGCTCAACTGGTAGAGCAGTGGTCTCCAAAGCCACCGGTTGCAGGTTCGACTCCTGTCCGGGTTGCGGTTCCGTAGGCAAACTGGCAAAGCCGTCTGACTTAGAATCAGGTGTTTGGGAGTTCGACTCTCCCCGGAACTACGCTAAGTAGCTTAATGGTAAAGCCCCCGGTTGTGGTCCGGGCGATCACGGTTCAACTCCGTGCTTAAGCCACCAACTTTGAAGGGGAGAGATTAATGCCAACAATCGCTGTTTACGCTATGGACACTGAGGGCCAGCAGCAGCAAGGGTCTGTGACCGTTGACGAGGACACCGACATTCAGGCTGCGGCTATTGCGCTACGCGACGAGCTTATTGCGCGTGGCTATTTCTGCTCTCCGCAGTACATCGTTAAGGAATCAACGGAGTCCCCGCTTACGGTGGGCGAGGCTTCGTTCACGATGATGACTGAGGCGTTTCGCGTCTTGGAGATTCCCGTTGAACTTCTTTAATGCCCGCTAGCACAATTGGCAGTTGCGCTGCGCTCTGAACGCAGAGGTTCCAGGTTCGACTCCTGGGTGGGCAGCGCTTAACGCGCGTCGTTAGCTCAGTTGGTAGAGCAGGGCACTCTTAATGCTCGGGTCGGGGGTTCAAGTCCCTCACGGCGCACATTACGTACTCACGTTGACTTACTGGGGGGTGGTCTGTGTGTCGGGGGTTCTTAGCCTTTACGGCACACGGAGTTCTAAGTTCTGGGCTGAGGCTCCGGCGAAGTTCGACGTGCTTAATCTGCGCGCGATCTTCCCGTCGAGTTCCCGCGAGGGCATCCCTGATCTAGAGCGTTGCGATTGGGTCCCGGACGTGTTGGGCGCTTGGCATATGCCGCGCCAGCGTGAGGCTGCGGCTCGGGAGAACGGCGCGGTCCACTTCTTTCTGGACGACTACAGGTTTGAGACTGCGTTTAGCAGCCCTGAGAGGACTGTGGGGCGAGTTTTGGACGTGGGTGGTGCCCTAGAGCCGAACTTCTCCATTTACTACGACATGCCGCGTGTGGCGCAGGTTTGGAACACGTACCGGACCCGCTGGTGTGGTGCCTACTGGCAGAGCCAGGGCGTGAAGGTGATTCCTACCGTCTGCTGGGCACGCTCAGAGACTTTTGAGTTCGTCTTTGACGGGATACCGCAGGGCGGCACTGTGGCGCTCTCAGCGCTCGGTATGGGGCAGAAGCCGGAGGACATTCAGATATTCGTTGACGGCCTCCGTGAGCTTGTTGACCGGGTGCAGCCTTCCACGATTCTTTCGTACGGGAAGCTCCGGCATGTTCCGGACTCGCTGAGCCTGCCGACTGTGCGCGAGTACCCGACGTTCTGGGATATGCGCCGGAAGATGCTTAAGGCCGCTAATGGGTCGGGGTAGGTCGCCAAGCGGTACGGGTTACCGCTCTCGGCGTGATCCTGACTATGTGACGCTTTACCATCGCGCGCGCTCGGCTGACGCTGCGGAGTCAATCGCTAAAGAGGGTTTCAGGCCCGGTTCACGCGGTGATTGGGTGTTCCTTAGCACTAAGCTGGACTCGCACCATTCGCCTTTCGGTGATCATGTGGTGGAGGTCCGGGTGCCTAAGGCTCAGGTGTACGCGGATAACGAGGACCAGGGCTACGCGGTGCGGGTTAAGCGCGAGCATGTTGAGGTCACTAAGAATTACTTCCATGTCGGGAAGGTGCCGGATAAGTTTCCGAAGCGCCGTCCGCGTTGGGTTAAGAACGATAAGCAGATGCGTCCTAAGTAGCCCCTACCTAAGCCTCTCCTAGATGCTCAAATGGGTAGGGCCGTTCCCCTGTCATCTAAAGGCAGGATGCCTCGCTGTTAACGAGGTCACGCAGGTTCGACCCCTGCTGGGGGAGCTTAAGTACCGCGCCGGGGGATCGAACCCCGGACCCGCTGATTAAAAGTCAGCTGCTCTACCAACTGAGCTAGCGCGGCGGTGCGAGTGTATCAGACGTAGTGGTCGTCGCCCTTAAAGAACTTACGGGCTGCGTCCAGGTCGTCCGTCTCAAATAGGACGATAACGTCGCAGAGCGAGTCGGGGTCGAACGTCCACACGACGTGCGCGACCTCCAAGGCAACTCCGTTCTTGTAGCAGGTATCCCCTAAGCGGGGTACGTGATCCATTACTCGTTCGCCGCTTAGGTCGTCCTTGTCGTCCTTCTGGCCGTTAATGCCGAAACGTACTCGGGCTTTCACTCTTCCTCCATCCAGACCACGGCGTCGGGCATGATCGCCGTTAGGTTCTTAACGAGCCGGTCGGCCTGGTGGTAAGCGAGTCCGCTAAGCACTGACCGGTCGTCGTCTATGGCGTCTTTCATCCATACGGCGTACACGGTTTAACCCATCCTCACGTCATCGCGGCGAGTGCTGATCTTGCTGATGGCGCGTTCCGCGTCCTCGCCTGGGCATTCGATATCGCGGATGCCATGCTCCGCTGCTTCGGCTCCGGAGGCAAACAGGGGGACTGACGTGCTGTAGTCCACCGTGGCCTGTATCTGCCGGTCAGACATGTTGCCGAACACAGCGGCTAAGCGGAGTGCTAGCAGGTTCTCCGCGCCGTGTGTGCCCACCCAGCCCGCGCATAAACGTGACTGGTCCGATCCGCGGTCGTTCTGGTGGCACAGGAACAGGCCGGGAGGCTGAAACGCCATGTCGGCGTCATACTCGGGGAGCTTGCGGTATTCCTCTTCGGCCCACACGCCGGAGGGTGTGTCGCAGCGGTAGGGGCAGGACCCGCAGGGGTTAGGCGCTGGTGCCTTTACGTCGCTCATAGCCCTTAGTCCTCCGGCCAGACTGTGTTAGCGTCGATAACGCGAGCGAGGTAAGCGATTTTCGCGGCTACGTCCGCTTCGCCTACGGCCTTGATTGCGGCTATGTCGTCCTCGTCCCAGCACTCCCCGGCTTCGGGAATGAAGGTGTGGGACTGCGGCAGGTGGTCATAGACCGTTTCGGAAATGACACCTTCGGAAACGAGGCGGTCAACCTCGGCCTGTAGTGCGGTGAGTGTGAGTTGCTGGCTTGTTGTCATGTCTTTAACGTACAGGGCATGTACGGGGCTGTCAACACCTTTCTTGCCCGCGCTGCATAACTTCTAGCTCGCGGCATTCCGGGCAGATGTGAGTCTTAAGTAAGCTCTTACCCTTAGCGCAGACGCGGCAGACGCCCACGCCGATTGTCTTAACGCGCTTAGCCATTCTTAGTCGTCCTCGTTCCAGCGTTCTCCGGCATAGGTCGGATCGAACCACGCGGGCGGGATATCGGTATCGGGGTACCGCTCGCGTATGGCGTCCATGCGCGGCTGTACGCGTTCTACGTACATGCCGTAGTGACGCTCGCAACGAGGGTACCGGAGGCCAGAGCCGGAGAGCGCCAGGTACTCGCTCACCGGCCCTGAGCAGGGTCCGTACTCTCCGAAGCCGGAATCTGTGCAGTCCACGGCCCTACCTCCTTTTGTCACTGTGACGTTAAGACGCCTGCATGAGGCCAAGTTGCTTGAGAATCATGGGCACGAACTGCCCCGCTTGAGCGTCCCGTGTGATGCACGGAATGTAAATGCTGTACGGGGGAAAGTCGTCCATGTCGGCAGCGTTGTTCACGCAGGAGCCGTACCCGCCGCGCGGATGGATACCGCACGCCCGGCGAACGTCCGCTTCGTGCGTGTGCATTGCGTTGAAGATGTGCGCCCGCAGGAATGAGGCGTGCGTCAGTGCGTACATGAAGGTGGACACGTCGAACGCTTGCCCGGCGCTCTTGAGCTTGATAGCGGTCCGCGCGTAATACTTAACGTCGCCGTAGCCGCTAACGTTCATGTCCACCCAGATTTCAGCCTGCATACCCTGAGTTTCGATTGCCTCAACTAGAGCCATCATTGCTAAGCCGTTTTCCTTAATGGCCTTAGCGCTGATCATGCAGTTGTAGGTGATGTTCATGATGAGGGCAACGATCTTGTTCTGACCGGGTTCCTCAATCATTTCGCTAGCCACCATGCACTCCGGCTCGCCGCTGACGTACCGGCCCATGTCCACGTAGCCACCGGCCACGTCGTACACGTCCTGGTACACGTCGCGGTGAAGCTCACCGGCCACCTGGGCTACCTTGTGGTGTGCAATCTTGATTGCCTGTACGCCGTCGCGGGGGAGTCCCTTACGGGCGAGGTCGTCGGCCTCTTTCATGTTCGACACGCCGTAGAAGCTCGGCCCGTTGTCCTCCATGTGCGCGGAGCGGTAGTCCTTCTTGAGGTTGTGGTCAATGAGGTCGGTGAAGCTGTCGAACAGCACCACGGAGCGCTTCGTGCCGTCGTCCTCGTTGGTCCGGTAGGTACGCATGATTAAGCCACCTTTGCTTTAGCAGGTTAAAGAGGGAAGAGTTTGTGGGAGTCAGACCGGGGACCCGTTAAAGGTCCCCGGCCCGCTCTACCATTTCGATCACCTTGGCAGGCACGGAGAGGGTGTCTCCGTTCCTGTCTGCGCCGCCAGTCACCACAACCACACCGCGCAGGTGATCGACGCCCGTCGCGTCTGCGTTCAGGCTCCACCACAGAGCCGTCGCCTTGACGTTGACAGGCTGATTGCGAAGTTTACCCTCTTCGTTGCAGAAAAAGGTCACGTCAGCCGCGTACTGCTCCGGGTCGCGGGTCCAGCCGTACACACCTTCGATGTAGCCACCCACGTAGCCCTGTAGTGCGCGGAGTTCTCCGTCGCGGGCAATGTCCGTGAGTTCCATCGTGTCGTCGGGGCTGATGACCAGTGCTCGGAGGTCTGTCTGCTTGCTCATGCCAACTACGTTACACGGCGTGACCGATACGTGTCAACCCTCAATCAGAAAATTCTTCTGCCACCGAAAAACGCGGGGTCTTTCCGACTAACACGTTCTGCAATGTTCCGCGCGGGAAGCCGGTTGCGTTACCAAGCTCGTTATAAGAGTAGCCATTGTCCTTAGCGTCTCTTATGCATTGGTAAAGCGCAAGTATGTCGCGCGTGATCTTTTCCGCGCGCTCGCGTATTTCCGACAGTGTGGCGTCAGTAGTCACGCTCGGAGAGTACACGTTCACCGTCGCTTACCTGCCTTAGTCGTGAGTCGATGTGATCTATTCGCTTCTGGCGGGCAGTGATTTCCTGCACTAGCCGGATGCGCTCAGTGGTTAGTTTCTGCCGCTCCTGGGCCAGCATGAGGGCTGCGGCGCTGTCGGGAATGTCGTTAAGGACGTTAGCCATTCGTAAGAACTCCTAGTAGTGACTTAGCGGGCCACCCCGGCTCGGGTGACCCGCTCGGCCCTCCCACATACAGGGTAGGGCACATCACGCCTGCTCAGGCGTTTCCTCCCAGGAGTCCGCGATGGCCTGCGCCAGGTGCCGGAAGTACGGCAACGGGTCCTGGTTGAGAAAATCCAGCCTGACCAGCGTGTTCTTGATTACCAACTGCTCCGCAGCAGACACAGACTTGGCCGCGAGCACGACGACGGGCATGGGCACCATGTGCGTAGACCAGAACTTGCCGGGCGTGTCGCAGGAGAACAGGTGGTCCTCCGGATCAATGCCCTTCTCGTCTAGGTAGGTGTCCAGCCAGTTTGCGAACGCGCCCATGATCACGCTCCCTTCGGGTAGGCGATACCGAACAGGGGCGGGTGCTTGGGGTTCCCGCACTGGCAGGTACCCACGGTGGGTAGTCCTCCGGTGACGAGTGCGAGCACTGCGGTCACGAAGATTTCGTGCGCCTGGCGCTGCCAGTCCAACATGTCATGCTCCCTTCATTGCGGCATTGGCGAGTGACTTGAGGCCGACCTTGGATTTCGTGGGTGCGAGGCGCACCTTGGGCTGCGGGTGCGGCTCATTCGGGAATGAGTAGCTGATAGAGCCGTCCTCGGCCTGGTGCATCAATGTCAATCCCGTTGGGGAAACCCAGATGATCTTTCCTGCTGTCATGGCAATAACGTACATGCCGTGACCGGCAGTGTCAACAGGCAGATTTCACGCGGTGACTGCTGCTCGGAATCTAAACGCAATTTCTCAATAGCGCAATGTCGGGGGCGCGCGCGGGGGTCGGGCGTCGTGCCTGGTCAGGGGCGCGCGGGCGGTCGGGAACCGAGCAGCACCCACGGCGGGCGGGCCGGATCGGGCTAAGGGGTAGGCTGACCTCGCTTAAGGCGCTAAGGGGTCGCTGGCCTGGGCCGGAACCGAGCAGCACACACCAAACGGGACGGAGTTAGCTAATGGGCAGAGGTCGCGGCGGCGGGGGACGCGGCGGGGGAGCATCCCCTAATCCCCTAACGGACCCTAATCTTACGGCTGATCTTGTTAACGATAGGGCAGCGGTTGACGCGCAAGCGGACACGCCTAACGCGGAGCAAGCGGCAGAAAACTTAGGTTTGCAGGACGACGCTAAGGACGACTTTGTTAACGGCGCGGACGCAACCGGTAAGGACCTAAACAACAAAACTCCGGAGCAAGCATTAAGCGCACACACCGCGCGCGTTAAGGCTTACGAACGGAAATATGGGCGCTATGCGGCAAGGGCATACGCAAGCGGAGGTTATTGGTCGCTTATCCGCGCGATAAAGACTGCAATGGCTGTAAGCGCTACGGCTACTAGCGCTCCGGCAGCGCCAGCGCTGGCAGCGGTAAACGCGAGTCTCATAGCTGCTTACTGGTTGGGTAAGACCAACTAGCGAAGCGCCCAGGAGCGCGGAGCGGATACGAGCAGCATGGTAGTGCCAACCGGTTACGCGGAGCGGAGCGCTAAGCGTGCTTAGGTCCCTTTAGCGCCCAGGAGCGCGGCCCAGGTTGCCGGAGCTGCTTGGTTTGTCACCTGGCAGCGCCCAGCGCGGCCCAGGAGTACAGCGCCCAGGAGCCACGCGCGTAAGCACGCGTTAGGAGCGCCCAGGAGCGCCGTAGGGACACGCAAGCGGACACCGCACACAACGGAGCGCCCAGGAGCGCCAGCGCGGCCCAGGAGCGCGGCAGCGCCCAGGAGCCAACCGGCTAGCGGAGCGCCAGCGCGGCAGCGGCCCAGAAACGGCGCTGAGTGCCACGCTGAGCGACTAACGGCGCTTAGCCGGATAGACGCGACGGGACCTAAGTGCCCAGGAGCCACACAGGAGCGCGGCCCAGGAGCACGCGCGCCAGGAGCGCCCAGGAGCACAAAGCAAGGGACCCGGCTAGCGCGGTGCTAACCGGGTCCTAAGTGCTGGCGCTGGGCGCTACTTGCGTAGCAATCCCAGCTTGTCGAGAACCTTACGCGTGCAACCTTCCGGGTCCCGGTTGTCGGTAAGGGAATCAATGTAAATAGCACCTTCCGGAAACTCTTCCATGTGAGTCGCGCCAGTAATGGCAGCGCCGTAGCTGCTAGGGCAACCGATAGCCTTAACCCAGCGCGCGGGCAAGTGATGCATGGTGTGAAACATGACTGACCGGAGGTAAGAATCGTGGGTAAGCGCGTACATAAACGCGGACACGTCGAATAGTCCTCCGGCAGTCTTAAGCCTTACAGCGGTGCGGCAAGTGACACCGCTAGCGCGCGTTTGGTCGTCAGTCCAAACTTCCACCTGAGCGCCAGTAGTAACGATTGCTTGGATAAGCGCCACAATTGCGCGTCCGCGCCGTTCGATTGACTCGCTAGTGATGTAAGCGTTATGGGACACGCTGACCACAAGCGTAATGATTGGCCGAACCTGCTCCGTTTCTGCCAATTCGTAAGCCACCATGCACTCAGGTTCTCCGGACACGTAGCGGCCCATATCGACGTAAGCGCCAGCGGTGTCCATGTAGGTATCAAAGCTGACAGTCTTAAGCGGCATATCGTGCTGTGTGGCGCTTGCGAAGTCGATTGCAGCGAGTCCAGCGCTGGGCAGTCCCTTACGCGCAATTTCGTAGGCGTGCTGCATATCGCGCGCGCCGTAGAAGCTGTGATTGCCGTATTCGCGCATTTCTTTTGACCGGTAGTCAGGACCGGCAGCGTTGTAGTCGATTAGCTCAGTCAGCGAGTCAAAGAACAGACTCGCATGGTTGCCGTTCTGGTTGGCGCGCATGGTGTCCTCCGTGGTGTGGTGTGGTGCGGTGCTGAGTGGCACGTTACACGCCGTGACCGGAGCACGCAAGCGGAATCGCTAACGGCGCTTAGGGACCCTTAGCGCCAGCGGCCCAGGAGCACGACGGAGCTGCTTGGTTTCACGCCTGGCAGCGCGGCCCAGGAGCGCGCTAACGCACACACGCCCAGGAGCGCGCCGTTAGCACGCCCAGGAGCGCCCAGGAGCGCCGTAGCGCGCTTAGGCACACACACGCCCAGGAGAACACGCGCTAGCGCCGTAGGAGCGCACACAGCGCCCAGGAGCGCGGCCCAGGAGCCACACAGCAAGGGACCCGGCTACCTGAGCGGCAACCGGGTCCCTGTGCGGAGCGCTGAGCGCTTACGCGCTCACCTTCCCCCAAGCGGCATCATCCATGCCCTTGCGAAGCGTCCAAGCAACGGCGTCGTCCCAATCGACACCTTGCGCCAGGAGCGCGGCCATGTTCTGCGAAGCGCGCGGAGACACGACAACTCCGGCGATTGCTTCGCGCTTGACATTGGCGCGGACACGCTGCACGTAAGCGACGGCGCGCTTAGTCACGTCAACCGGAGCACCTTCCGACATTGCCGCTTGCAATTCGATGTTTTCGTCAATGTCCCACCAAATTGCGACGAAACGGTCCTTAAATTCCGCGCTGAACTTCTGCGCTGCCGGGAACTCCCAAGTAGGACCGTCGCCCCAAGTGTTAGTAGCGGCAACCATAACGTGCTTATCGGTCAGCTTGACCGTTTCACGGTTGGGGAAGGTAATCCACCGGTTGCTCAGGAGCGAATTAAGCGCCGCTTGAATACCCGCGTGGCTACGGTCCAATTCATCGTTAAGCAGGACACCGCCGTTAGGGTTAGTCGCCCAATCGTAAACAACGGTCCAAACAAACTCACCGGTAGCGGACATGTAACCCTTAAGCTCCGAAGCGGTGCTTTGCAGGTGGTAGCCAATGCTGTAGAAGTCGATTCCCAGCGCTTCGGCAACCTGGGCGCAAACGTGAGTCTTACCGGTTCCCGGAGGACCCACAAGCTGCACGTTACGGCGCGCGGCAATTGCCTTAAGCAGCTTGTCAAAGTCCTTATGCGTAACTCCGTCAATTTCGCGCCGTTCGTTATCGGCAACCACAATCGTCCGCTCAGGCATAACCACACCTTCAATCACTTCGCGGGCAATGTCCTTAACCTGCTCAGCGTCAATCTGCGGAGTACCCAGAACCTTAAGCAGCAAGTCCCGGAGCGCTGCCATTTCGTCAGCGGTGCCAGCGCCGTTGTTCTCCTGGGCAGGAGCCGGGACAATCTCGGAATCGCTGCCGTTGTCCTGTGCAGGAGCCGGGACCTCCGTGCCGTTGTGCGTACCCGTTTGCTCCGTGCAGACGTGCAGGTAGCTCAGCGGAATCGACTCACCCTGTGCGACGTTCAGCGTGGCTTTGTTGGCGATAACGCGGTGCTCCGCGCCGTTCTGGTCGGTTGCCGCGTAGAACGGACCGGCATTGCCGCACTTCGGGCAAGCGGAGCGCATGGCGCGGATAGAAACCTTGGTAAGCGACTCGATCATTTCGGACCTCCGTGGTGTGTGCGCTGGTTGGGCGCTGCGGTGACTGACAGGAGCGACGTTACACGCCGTGACCGGTAAGCGCAACACTAAGTTTCACGCCGTGACCGATAAGCACGCTGACCAGCGCGTTAGGAGCGCTTAGCGGTGTGTCGCTTAGCGCTGTAGCGGTGTCCCAGGAGCACGCGCGGCCCAGGAGCGGCCCAGCGCTGCCGGAGCTGCTTGGTTTCACGCCTGGCAGCACGCTTAGCGCGCTTAGCGCCCAGCGCCCAGGAGCACGACACCGCGCGCGGCCCAGGAGCGCCCAGGAGCGCCCAGGAGCCTTAAGGGACACGCTGACACGCGCTAGCACGCTAACGGCGCTTAGAACGGCGCTCAGCGCCCAGGAACACACGCACAAAGCAAGGGACCCGGCTAGCCGTAGCCAACCGGGTCCCTGTGTGCAGCGGTGCTAGTCGCTGTAGCGCTGGCAGTCGTCCGCGTAGACATTGCCGCTTGTGTCCTGCCACACCACACAGCGCACAACGTCAGCGCTAGCCGTAGCCGTAGGACCGTGCAGCGCCAGCGCTGCCAAACCAGCGCCCAGGAGCACGCACAGCGCCAGGAGCACAACGGAGCGCCGCGCTGTGTACCGGACACGCGTAACGGTCACACCTTCCGCGCGGAGCGACTGAACAAACGCGTTTGTCCCAGCGTCGATATCCTCCGGAGTAATGCCCTGTGCGTTAAGCGCGCTAACCAGCGCGTCAACGTCGAAACTTTCACCTTCCGGCATAGCGAACATATTGGTTACCTCCGTGGTTGTGGTGTGGTTGCTTACCGTGCCGGATAGCGGAATCGGACCGCTACGAAGCGCGCCAGCGCTCCGGCTACCGTGCCTAGCGCGCGCTCAGCGCCCAATCGTGCATTTCTGCAATCTCGTCAGCGCTGTAATCCGTGTCCGCGCGGTGCTCCGCGTAGTCGTCCATGTATTCCGCGTGCATGTCTGCAATGTCCTGAGCAACCTGCTCCGCGCTATCCGTGAACATCTGCAAACCTTCAATTTCGTCGGTTTCTGCCCAACCGTAAGCGGTGCGGATATCCACCCAAACGACATAACCGACGCTTCGCAGAAACTTCGCGCGGTCCTCCGCTTCGCTGACCGTTGCGTAGCACTCAGTAGCGCCGACAACGTGAACGCGGGCCTGTGCCTGTGTGAGCATTTCGTTTACCTCCGTGGTGTGGTGTGTGTCGTGGTGACAGGAGCGAAGTTACACGCCGTGACCGATACACGCAACACACACGCGCGAAGCGCCCAGGAGCACGCACACAGGAGCGCACAGCGGAGCGTTAAGCGCTAAGCACGCTAAGCGCCGTTAAGGGCAGCGCCCAGGAGCACAACCAAGCAGCTTCGGCGGCGCGGCCCAGTAAGCACGCCCAGGAGCGCGCGCGATTGCCTAAGCACGCCTAAGCCACACACCACACCGCACAGCGGCCCAGCACGCCCAGGAGCGACACCGCACAGGACGCCGCACACACATAGCGCCGTATATGCGCCCAGGAGCGCACACACACCGCATAGGGACACACACAGCACGCATACACAGCACGCCCAGGAGCACGCACACACACACCACACACAGCGGCCCAGGAACACACCACACAGGGCAGCGCTACACACACCACACACACGCACACACACAGCGCACAGGGCAGCGCCATACACACGCCCAGGAGCGCACAGGAGCCACGCACAGCGCTAAGCCATACACACGCATACGTAAGCGCTCAGCGGAGCGCACACACGCACACAGCACGCCTAGCGATAGGGCAGCGCACAGCACGCGCGAATATGCCCAATCGGGTAAATGCGAATTGCCATTAATGCCCATATGCCAATAGCGCCCATATGCGCCCAGGAGCCACACACCGCACATATGCGGGTAAGCGCTAAGGGCAGCGCTAAGCGCTAAGCACAGGAGCACACAGGGCAGCGGAGCGCACATAGCTAGGGCAGCGACTAAGCACGCCTAAGCCTTAGGCACAGGGACACGCTAAGCACGCCCCTAAGGGAACCGACACGCCGTAAGGACGACACGCCGTTAGGGTTGACAATGGGTTACACGCCCTGTACCATGCCCCCGCTTAGCGTCGAGCAAAGCCCCTTAGGTGTTTGCTGGCCTAAGCCTAACGCATTGTTACGAATCGCCGGCTCAGCATGGCCTCTGACCTGCGGAAACGCTAAGTTACTAAGCGGTAGGCGTGTGACTAAGCAGGCCGCTTAGAGTTAGCTAAGCGCTAGCAAAACGCCTCTGACCTGCGGTTTTACCCCCCTGGGGGGTGCGCTGGGGGGGTTAGCTGTGCCCCTCCTCGATCAGCC